TGTGTAAATTCTTTTCGGATCCATGCGTTAAAATGAGGTATGTTGCTTAATAAATAAGCCACCTATTCCTGTTCTCTGGATTCGCGAACAACTTTCGCGATCTCAGTTAGGTTAGAGTCCATGTCTCGCTCATTCTGCATTTCAGCTTCTTGAAGTTCTGCAGCAACCTTAATATCCGTTTGCTGTTCTTGAGACTCAATCTTCTCTCTTTCAAGTTGCATCTTGCGTTCAGAGTCTCTGTCGCGCTGATTAATTTTCTCAAACTCAAGTTCCATCTGTTCTTCGAACATTTGTCTTTGCGGATCTTGTTGTTGAGCAGCCATCGCTTGAGCTAGTGCCTGTTCTTGACCTGTTATTTGCTGCGTAGCTTGAGCAGCCGCTACTGCAATCTGACTTTCTATTTCAGGTGGAAGCTGCGGCATTTGACCATCTGGTCCAGGCTGTGGTAACTGAATACCTTGTTCAGCTAGTATCTGTTCCATCTGCACTCGATACTTCAATGCAATGTGTTCTTGGATATGCGCTTGTAACGCTGACATTGCTTGTGGGTTCTGCTGTATCTGTGGGCTTTGCATAAACGCCATATGCGCTTGAATGTGCGCATCATGATTCTGTTGAGGAAACGCTTTTAACGGAACATTCATTAATGCGTCCATGTTTTCCTGAACAGGATCTTTAGGCGTAGGGGCAAAGTCAGGAAGAAGCACGTCGTCAATATCTTTGATATTTAACGCAAGATACATCTTACGGAAGGCTTCTTTCATATTGTGAATCTGAGGTGCACTTTGCGCCATCTGTAGTTGCGTCTGCGCTAAGATAATTCGTTGCGTAGTACTAAAGATGTTAGGGTCGCAAACAGGAACAATGTCTACACTGTTATTGAAGTCCTGAGCAAAAACAGTCTGTTGTGCTCCTTGTACTTGGTACGGATATTCAGGAGGTAGATACTCTCCGAATAATCGCTTTAGAATCTTAAACTCATTCTTCTGTGCATAATGTAGTCGTTTATGTATCGAAGAAATAACCTTCTGGCCTTTTTCTAAAAGGGCGACAGTAGTGCCTACAGGAGCTTGACTATTGCCTTCTCCCGTCTGCTGATCCATTACTGCCGCAAACCGTTGTCCAGATTCAACTAATAACCCCAGCAGCTGGGCTAAAGTTGCACTAGGTTCTTTATACGGCAACGGTAAGAAGGAATCGCGAATAGTACCTCCAGGAGCGTCAACGTCACGCCACTCTCCTGGTTGTAATGGGTCATCTGAACGCTGTATATTCAATCCGCGTGATTTGAAACCAGCCGGTAGATTAGCAAGTGTGCCTGCATCAATTAGCTGTCTCAGTATTGCTGTAGCAGACTTAGTTACTCCACCAATCATGTGAATCAGCCCGAACCCATAAAATCCTAATCCAGGAAGGAATTTATAATGCGTAAAGTATTCAATCTTTTTACGCATAGGATCAATCTCATCGTAGTTCTGTCTAATCGACAAAACTTCACTGTTGTCTTGGCAAATAGTTACAATATACGGTAACGCTAATCCAGTCGTTTCACCGTTCGCATCTGTGTGTTCGAATCCTTCTATGTCTAGTTCTACATGACACTCTAACAACGTGTATTCTTCAGAAGAACCTGTTCTAGAAACTCCATCTAATTCGTCAATCTTTTCTTGTATGACATTTTCGTCTGTAGTATATCCAGGAGGCGTCATGCCTACGTCGCGATAGAAACCACTAAGCTGTAACTTACGCATATCGTTCTCAGTCATTTTAATGACGTGCGTAATCCGAGGAGTAGTATGTAAATCCGTGGTTGTGTACGGAACGACTAAATCTTCAGCTTTAACAAAACGAGAAACGACTCGTCCCATCGAAGGGTCGTAATAACACTTTTTAAATGCAGATCCTGCTAACGGAAGGAAGAACAACATTTGATCCATTTCAGGATCGTATTCTTCCATCTTATACATTAGCTGATAATTCATGAAATCTTTTACGCGGTTAGCCTGCATCAGTTTAGGGTCGTTAGATGCTCCCATAACCTTTGTATCTACAGGTCCATTAGCCGGTAAAAGTTCTTTGTATGCTTGTGCTTGAAAATGCGTGGTAGCTTCAGCTAGTAACGGGTGGTATACCCCGCTTGCACCTTCAAACGGTTCACTACGAGCTTCGCTATCAATCCCTAACAAGTCAAGACCGTTTCTAAAGGTCTCATACCAGTCTTGTCGTGAAGATAAGTCGTCTTCGTAAGAAGAAATAAGCTGTGAGGAGATTTGACCTAGAACACTATCCTCAAGATAGTCAGCCATGTTCTCACCGAAAGGCATTTCACCCTCAGCTTGCAGTGCTTCGGGGTAAAGAACATTATCATCCTCATCAAAAAGGATTTCTAGCTCTTCTTCGCCTTCAAGATCTTGTGGAACTTGGAATTCTGCCATAATTCGCCACCATACTCTTCTTTTTTAAGTCAGTAAATCAATAATATGCACGGACTTTTGGGTAATAATCTTCTTCGTCCTGATAATCAGTTTCTAAACGCAAAAATCCACCGTTTCTAAAGCGCATTAACGCTAAAGTTGTCGCATCTACGCAATCGTCGTTCTCTCCGTTAGGAAAATCAACAATTTCGTCCATTAATTCTTGTGCCCAAGACGTTTCAGGCAACCAAACTCGGCCCTCTTGGAAAATTGCACTTACCGTGTTAAGTCTTGCAATCTTATCTTGTCCTTTGCTAGGAGAAAACGTGTTAATCGGTATTCCTTGTCGCCGTAATTCCTGCGTTAGCGGGATGCCAGACGCTTTTGTCTCAATTATTACAGAATCAGGCTCCCAATGTTCGTATAAACGCATCGCTTCACGCTTGAGTTCGGGAAAGTCTAGCCGTTCTTTAACACAATCTAGCAGAATCAGGTGTGCATCAGCTCCACTATACAACTCATCACCAATTTTTCCTTCTGGATGGAAAACTCCCCACGTTGTTATTGCAGTATAGTCGGCACGTTCAGACTTTAGAAACGCTGTATCGTAACTTTGTATTAAATATTCGCAAGATGGAGGGTTGTCTTCAGGCCAATGTTTGATCCATTCCTTCGGAATAATAGAAATACCTTCACCAGTTGGCCGCTGCATGTATTGCGCTGCCCATTTAGACGGAGGTATCGAAGATTTCGTTGCTTGAAGTTCATCTAGTTTCCAGAACTCTGGCCATAACGGTGTGCCTGATGGCAAAATTGCAGGGAATTCTATTAACTCCCACTCATCGCCCCCTTTCTCCTGCGTCATTCGTTTGATTAACTTACCCGTTAAGTCCTTTTTAGACCAACGAGTCATCACAATAACGATAGCACCTCCTGGTTGTAGACGCTGACGCGGCCCAGTTTGATACCATTCGTACGCTTCGTCTAACGCTTTGTCAGAAAACGCGTCTTGTTCAGAGTGCGGATCGTCAATAATAAACAAATCCGCACCTCTCCCTGCGAGAGCACCCCCAATACCAGAGGCATAGTACTCTCCCCCCTGAGAAGTCAGCCATTTACCAGCACTTCGTGAGTCAGCCTTTAGCTGTGTGCTGGGAAAAATCTCTGCATAATCATCGCTTTCAATTAAGTCACGCACACGTCTACCGAAATTTATTGCAAGGTCAGCGGTGTGTGTTGCTTCAATGATTTTTAACTTAGGACGTTTGCCTAACAAGTAGGCAGGAAACAGATATGACGCAAACTCAGACTTAGTATGTCTGGGCGGCATATTGATAATTAGTCTTTTTGATTCGCCGTTTGCAATCTTGTCGAAAGCCTCAGCCATTTTCTTATGGTGAGACCCCGCAATAAACTCAGGCCAGATATTTAATACAAAATCATAGAAGGTCGCTGCGGAAGAATCTCGTTTCTCGCGTAAATCCAACTCTTCAAGAAGAAGGGTAAACTCCTTAGCTTCTTGTTTTGACAGGTGCGAAAGATCAACATTTCGCAACTGGTCTAGTGGGTCGCTCACCTCGGACCGAAGACTCTAGATTCAGCTTCCTCTTCAGCAGCTCTTCTTGCAGCTCTACGAGCCGCGATTCTTTCTTTCATTCCTCTACCTAGTTTTACAGGATTTATAGGAGCTAAGTCTAATGCTTCTACTAATTTTTCCAGACCTTCAGCTTCCTTTACATCTTTTAGAGCACGTGCTTGAGAAACTCCTGGAATCTGACTCACTAATAAATCTTTAATAACTTGATTCATTGGGTCAGGATCAGTAACTACCCCGCCATCATCGTAATAGGGTTTACTACTTTGTCGACTAGCTTGTTCACCTACAATGCGAACAGGAGGATATTCAACTGGTAGTTCTGGATCTAATCGTTTTATTTCGTCTGGTATTTCTTCTCCAGCTAAAATATAAGGAGTAGCTAATTTTCCAAATAATTCCTGTCTTTCTTCAAATTCTCTTACCCTTTCAGCAGGCCAGCCTCCTTCGTCTTCTCTTAGAGGTCTTTCATAAGTTATCTCTCTATACTGTGAATGACGACCGTCTGAGCCTAAACGTCGCATATCGTATAGTCCATCTCCTAAATCAGCGACGCTAAACTCATCTACTACGTCGCCGTCAGCGAGCTTTTTTGGTTCTACCTGCCCTCCGTAAGCCATGCCTCGAATCTGGTCTCGCGTTGCAGGAACCATAGACATTCCAGGATTAGATGTCATCTGGTCAGCTAACTGCATACCTACGCTTTGGATCTGTGGATTAGCATCGGTCATCATGTTCATGATGTTACCTACATCAAAATAGTAAGTGTCATTTGGAGTTCCTATGGGACCACCACGGGCCATCATAATACCACTTTGTTCCTGCAGAAGTTGCAAGGCTTCTTCTTCCGTCATCTGCGACATATCTCCAGCAGCTGAAGGAACCCCAGCTTCTCCAGGAATTGGAACTTCTCCTTGTGCTTGGTAGTCCATGGCGGCAAGTGCATCTTCCAAAGCTCCAGGATCACTTCCCTGAAGTTCGTCTACTATGACTTCTTGAACATTAGAAATGTTAGGTGCAGAACCTTCAATTAGATCTCTAACATTCTGTTGTTCTGTAGCTTTTTTCTGACGTTTCTTAGCTTGCTGTGCTCCATAGGCTGAAGTCACTACTGAGCTTGCTACTATTGCTGTAACTACCCAAGTCATGTTCTTTTCTCCTCTAACTGATTTATTAAGTGGTCAAGCAACTTAATATCAGGAAGTTGTCGTTTTACTTCGTCGAATGAAGTAGCAATTATCTCACTTTCTATCTGCTCTACATCCAAACTGTTTGTTGAATGCACAGTTATAAATTTACAAGGAGTGTGTGTAAAAATTATTCGTTTAGTCCCTGCTGAAGTAATTCCATGATGAGGGGCTTTTACACGTTCAACTCCATCCTCAGTAATAATCGACATTTCTCCTTCCATCAAGAAAAACGGATGATTCTGATTATGTATCTTTGTGACGATAAACAATCCTGCGGGATTAAAAATTTCTCGAATATACTGTCCGTCTGCAAAACTGTGTTTAACAGGATTAATCTGGTGTACTTTATTTTCTAGGGATTGCGGATGTTGGTTAACAGCGTTTTCAAACCTTAGAATCTTTTTCTGAAACTCGGTTTGTTTTCTTTTGTATTCTGCAAATTCCCACGCTTCATCAAACGTGAACGTATGCTGTAAATCCAACGAAGCGGTTTTTTCTACAAATTGTTTTCTAGCTTCTTCTTTGGAAAGAGGAGCATTTTCAATCTGCTCATCTATCATTTCCATTGTAAGCTCGCTCATTTATAGCTCTTGCCGTAGTAACCTTGTTTGTAACTTAAAGCACCGCCATTAGCTTTCTTTGCAGTTTTCGCGGCTTGCCTAAAATTCTCAGCGGTCGGTGCACCTTTCTCACCTTTCCTTCGCATCCGCTCACCAGACCCTGCTGCTATACGCTTACGCTTCGCGTGTATATTTGCGTACAATCCTGGGCGACCACCCGTGGACATCATATCGCCATCACGTCTGGCTTTACGCATTATTATTCTTTGGGCTTGTTGAGCCTTTTCTAACGCTTCATCTGAATCCATATATTCATCGCGCATATCTTGTACTAAATCATCAAACCCTTCTCGACCTTCTCGGGGAAGACCTATCTGCTCATCAACTTCCCTAGACGCTTTCTGAAAATCCATAAATTCTTTATCGTCATATCGCTTAGGGTATTTTGAAGGATTCAAATCCTCCATCATTTCAAATAAACTTCCTAGACCCTTTCCTTTTCCTCCAGGACCACCAACCATTCCAAGCATCAAAGCTAACTCAGGCCCAATCGACTCTTCCAACCCAGGAGTGTTACTTAATCGTACAGATAAACTAGACTCATCCAGCGGCCCAGACATATCTCGCATCTGTTCCATGGTCAGCGTATCTTTGTTCGTGTTTTGTAGTGCTCGCAATAACATAGGTAAATTGTCCATGATCTCTGGACCAAGAAGCATTTCACCGCCACCGCGTAACAGGGACATCAAGCCGCCTCCGTCGTTAAGCCCAGCCTCTTCGTCGTAGATTGCTTGCATGTCTGCCATTACCATTTCACCTTATCGGCCCAATAAGCCGCTGACATTTTTCCTTTTGCGATGTTCTTTCCATGGCGAGCTTTGAAACTCTTACGCCGCGCCTTTTGTTTTGCTGACTCACCCTTCTTAGGCTTGCCCGCAGTTTTTACACCCTGCTGCCCGAAACGAATGAGTTTTAACTTGTGGCCTTCCTGCGCTAATACCATATGCGATTTCTTCGGATGGCTGGGTGTACGCTTTGGTTTGTTTACACCCTTTAAATTATGCTTCTTAATTAAATTCGCTTTACGAGTTTCGTGTGCCATGTGCGAATCGTAACTGGAAAAATTTTACTACGCTAGTAGGTCAATATTCTGTCTGGTACTGGCAATCTGTACTTCTACCTTACCATTCTTGGCGATATATAACTTTGACTGCAGATTTTGTACCGCCTGCCGTCGTTCCTCGCGCTGAGTATTTTCCATTAACTTCTGATACCGCTCTTCGGCTACCTGTCTCCACGCTATTTGATTAGCTGGTGTAATTGCTCCTACATCCATTATTTAAAGATCAGTATGACCCCTCCAATTAATATAAATGCACAAAGTAATCCTATTGCTGTTACCCCCATAATTATCCAAATCTGACGAATCATTTTCTTTCGGGCAGCGGCCCTTGCCTTAATAGCTTCCATCTGACGCTTATGATTTGCTTTCTGTCTTGCCTTAGCCTCGTCCCAGCGTTGCAACAATGCCGGATCGTGAATCACGAGCATATCGTGGAGTGACTTCTCCCACTGATCGCGTCTGTGTTTTATTGATTCCAATTTCAGAAGCTCCTGTGAGCTGAGGTTGTTGATAACCGAATCTTTCTTCTCGCGCTCAAACGAATCCAAGGCGTCAGAGAACCCTTGCATTAACTCAACGGCTTTAGCTGCTCCGTCGCCAACTTCGTTCAGTTTATTAATGGCAGTGGAGATCGTGGATAGAATTGCACCGGCGGCGGCGACTGATTCGATAATCATAGTGGGCCAATCGTAACTCCCAGATAGCATACCACGCAACAGCCTAAAAAAATTTGGCGAAAATTTTCAAGGCCGGAGTCCCAATACACATTGCGAAAAATTTTTGAGTAGGGAACCTATAGCAAAAGTACAGCGGAAAAAGAGTCGGGAATAAGGTAGTGGTGGGTGGGCGGGAGCGGGAAAGTCAATAGGGGGTATACCCCTAATTTAGCGGGCCGCCCCAATATCATATTTAGCTAGGCTAGTCAAGCACTAATTTTAGACATAAAAAAGCCCGCGCTAGGCGGGCTTAGTGTTAGCTAACTAGTTAGTTAACTATTTAGTAACCTTAAAGAAGGCTACAGTATCAGGCAAATCATTAGCCGCTAACCATTTAGCAGCTTGCTTACCATTCCATGCAACATTGCCTAATAACTGGCCGCCCCAAAGATGGCCCATTCTAGTGTTACTAGGGTTATTGTTGTGAGTGCTAGTGGTGTACTTATTCTTGTACGTCTTAAATACTTGATTAGAATCGAAGTGGTCAACGTCTACTGTTGATTTAAAAACGTGGGAACCGTTACCAGCTTTGATAGCTTCAATCAATGAGTCAATGATAGCTAGCTGAAACCTTCTTTGAGTGACGCTAGATTTGAAAGACTTGAGGTAAGGTATGTTTTCTTCAACTAAAGTCACAGTGCCGACCCATTGAGCTAGGTTAGCGGATGATGCTTTAGGCACAGTGTTTAGAATGTCGTCAAGATCAACACCCGCTATTTCTTTCTTCTTAGTCTCAATGTTAGTTATCGCATCTTTGACTGACTGTTGATCTTCTTTCTTTAAGTTCTTATTCATTTAATGAATCCTTATTTAGTTAATTAGTTAGGCGTTATTGCCTAACTGGTTATTATAATGAGGTCTGGCGGCTAATAAGTCAAGCGATAAAGTAAATAAATAAATAAATAGTTAGTTAGTCCCGCCCCGTCTAGTCGCTTGTTAGTGGCTCCCCGTCGGCGTCCTTGTTAGCGGTCGGCGTCCGTCCGTCCGTCCGTCGCTGGCCGTGGCGTCAAGTGTGGTGGGTGGGTGGGTCGCGGTCGCGCGATCCGTCAATCAATCTAAGTCGATCGATCGATCCCGAGTCCGATCGTCGATCCGTCTGTCAGTAATAAGGGTGGGTGGGAGGGTGGCGGCGGGTCTATCGCTCCACCATTATAGTCGATCGATCCGTCGATCCGTCGATCGATCCTTCACTCGAACCGAGTCGGTTCGTGACCTCTCCCTCAATGGTTTGGGGAACTCGTTTCGTGATGAGCTGCGTCAGTCGATCCAGGATCTGGTCCTTGCTCAGTGCGTCGATCTGTGCGGTCAAGACCTCGCGTCGATCGATGTAAAGCCCACCGACCTTCCCTCGGTGGATCTCGGCTGTGATAGCCGCGTTGATTTGGCCCTGCCCCCTCGCCTCCTCCCTCAAATCATGAAGAGCGGAAAGATGACCTTCCATAGAAACTCTATCTCTTTCTGCCTCTTTCATTTCCTGCTCGATCAGGTAATTTCGGAGAAGTGGGTTGTGATTGAGTAATACGCTGCCCTGTCTCTTAGCGGCGTTGCGGTTCTTCGTGTAACCCGCTTTCACCGCTGCTTCTGTAGCGTTTTGGCCTTTCAGATACTCTCGTGCGAACTTCTTCTGCTTAGGATTCAGCGGTTGCCACTTCTTACCATCAGGGTCGACGTAACCGTTTCCGTCATCAGCAGGTGTCATGGGAGTGTACTGTAGGTGTTTCATCCAACGCTTCCGAGGTGTTTCGATGGGTGAACTATATATTAGAATGAAAATAAAATATAAAAAACGAAATGTTTTGCTCACGCCCTCTCTTACTTATTCTCTGTTTCATTTCTAATAACTCATAGATTTTCTATTACTTTTGACACTCACCAAGATCCACTGTTCTCGAGACTTTCAACGTGATTCTATTACTTCTATTGCTCTATTAGTCAATTCTGTTGAAAAAATAAAAAAAGTTTTTATTTCTAAATAGAACAATAACCGTAATAAATCGGCCATTTCCAATAGCACTTTAGTCCTTTACTATGCGCGTTTTGGTACTTTATACTATAAGCTAGCCCCGCTTTTACACGGGCGGGATTTTAGAAAGATAGAAAGGTAGAAAAATGGATCTAAAAGATATAACCATGGAAATGTTTTCCGAAAGACCTACTACGACTACTAAGTTTAGTAGGGAGTTGATTGATATTTTGGCTAACCCCGAAAATACGATTAACGAAATGAACCCACTGCGTTCCGAGACTATGTCGTTAAGGTTGATAGAATTAGACTATCCCGCTGACGCGCCTGCTTACGGTACTAGAATAGATCATTGGGGCGAGGCCGCTGACCTTGCTGAAATGAACTTTAAGCCACTGTATAAAATGATACCGCCTACGGAAACGGTAACAGTTACGCGATGGTTTGAAACTGACTACGGGGAACCAGGAACGTGGGAGACTGTTATGTGGAGCGATCCTGATACGGGTAGTACTCGAATGACGGGAATAATTCACGACACTCACTGTAATCCATACCTAGTTAAAATTATCTGAGTGGTTCTCCGAGCGACTTCTGAAAAGAGGTCGTTCTTGGAAACACTACGTTTCATTAACTAACAAAAAGGAAAACATATGTGCGATAACAGAATAGAGGTTACAGTACCAAAAGGCTACGACTACAGGATCGTGGAGTACCGTTGCGGATCGACCGGAATATACGGTCAGATGATCCTGTGTGAGAAATGCGAATCACAGCGAGAGCATCGCGAGTCATTAGCCGAAGCAGATAATGCGTGGTTACGATCTGCAGGATGGGGAGAAATATAGTGAGTAAGAAAAGACAAAAGCGAAACGAAAACGCCTTCCGAAAAACGGTTGGTATGGAACTTCTAAGAAAGCGAAAAGCAGCTCGGAGACGAGCTGCACTGGAAGCGGAAAAGGAGAAGTTAGCAGCCGAAGGTTAACGAACCACGGTTCTAGATTAGCCCGCCACTGAGCGGGCTTTTTTTATGCGTTGCTCCTATTCTTCATCAAAGTCTCCCCAATCCTTACGGGCGGTCATTTCGTTGTAACCGAGATAGTATTCAGCTCTCTGTTCGTCGCTCATATCTTTCTTCTCGACTCGATCCGACGCATAACTATCGCCTTTGTAATAATGAGGGTCGGGGAGCCGATGGTAATACGCATCGGCTGATCCTCGATCGTGGGGGGATCCGTGTCTTTTATTCACTAAACTTCTCCTGCAAATCCTTGTTAATAAGCTCCAAATCTTGCCTCCAGTTCTCTAACCAAGTCTCTCGGTAGATAGTCGTGCGGGTTGTCGTACCCCTTATCAACCTCTTTAGTGTAGATCGACTCGTCTTTTAGTTTGATGTCGAAGATCATATAATTATGGATTCCCCAGTAATCACGTTCGACTCCGTATCCGAGGCTCTCGATAAAGTCGGCGACGATATCGGTTCCGTTCCAACCGTCACCGTCCCCGAATCCGAACTTGTCGAACGCTTCTTCCCATTCCCATTCGATTTCTTCTCTAGGCATATTCTTTCTCCCTAAAAGGTGATTCTGAATAACACCCTATCAACATATCGTTTAGGTGCTCGTAACAGTCTTTATCGACTGTGTGGTTTTCTCCGTTTTCCAACAGTACCCAGTAGCTGTGTTCCGTCAACCCTAAAAACCCGCGATCCATATGAATCAACAAGGCTCCTCCAAGGTGGTCGATCTTAGTGTTGTACTGAGCCCAGGACTCGAACATTTCTTCTGGGTCTGCGATCTTGTTGTAAAACCGTTCTTCGGCTAGTTTGAACAAGTGGTTGTAGTCCACTATGTTTCTTAGCTCTTCATCCATTGCTTTCTCCTTTCTATCCTGAATAAGGTGTATCGTACCAACGTGTTGGTTCATAGTATGTGGCGGGACCGTTCGTCCACACGTCGAATTTATAATACATTCCTGGATATTCTTTTCCTCGTGGGTCGTGCCAGTGGAATGTAACTACTTCGATAAAGCCGAAGTTTTTGTGATCAACATCTGTAATGTTTTCGTGATTAGCTAAATCAACCACAAACTCTTCTATGGTCGGGCTTAGTTCGTGTGCGTTAAGATTGCCAATCTCTTTTTCTTTAGGTCTTTCAATAACCCCCCAATCTTCAGGGTCACTCAACACCCAGAACTCGTCATTCAAATAATGTTCGATAAGTTCTGGTCCCTCTACAGAGAGTGGTTCATATTCATTTTTCATTTCTTTCTTCCTTTCTATCTTTCTAAAAATCCCGCCTACGGGCGCGGGGGCTACGTTTAGGTTAACCCGCGACTACCCGATAGTAAAGCACTAAACGACGAGTCCCAACAGCTGTATTATGAGTACCTGTAGTTATTATTCTTTCGGTGTCAACACCAGTCGCTCCCTGTCGAATCCTGGTCGTCTACTAGACAATCCAAATAGCTTTTTCTTTTCGCTCAGTGGTCTATCTGCACTGGCTCCTGCAGGAACTTTTTCGATCGATCCTCCCTTCTTGAGGAACTCTTCGACTTGTTTATTTATCTCCTCGCTATCCATTTTTGCCTCTTTAGTTATCGAGTAGAACAGGTTTCTAGTGTAGTAGTCGGAGCGATTCACGTCAAATTCAAGAGTAGCAAACGCACCGTAAGACTACTCCCCGATGCAGACGCACTTCATCGCTCCTTTTTCTCCTTGACCAACATACTGCGATGGTCAGGTGGCGAGAACGGCTATGAATAAACCGCAGGAATCTCCAACAGACGCTACTACTCGCCAGTTTCAATGATGCATCGATCCTTCTTTATGCCCTTAGCCTCGCTGGTATCACCACCGAGTAATTGCAATCGTCACAACACTGTCCTTCTGCCACGGGTCTAGCATTATGCCCGTGAGTCCAGAAAATGTCACCTTCCGGAGTACGTTGGGGTTCGATCGCTTCTTTACAGATTATACAGTTTTCCAGTTTTACTGGTTCCAGGAATCTTCCGTTAGGGTCTTCTTCCATATTATCTTCCTATAAATTTAATGTCTGAGTTTGGAATAACCTGATATGCACCTTTGTTGTACGCAGGTGCAATCGTCGCATTCGCAAGCGGTCGTGATTCGACTTTCCCCGTAGCATGAGTCGTAGGCTCACGCGAAGGGTAGTCGGCTCGTGACTGCCACTCAGGTTGTGGTTTACGTTGCAGTGGCCGGAATGGTGGTTCCGGCCTTTTTCTGTTTGGGAGCATCTTGTATCTACTTGGCACGCTGTTCCTCTACAAACTTATCTGCATCTTTCATGAACTCGTCAGCTAGGTTCTTCATATTCTCAACGTCTTCTAGCAAACTGGTCTCAGGCTCGTGGTCGAAGATACTCTTGTCTTGAGTATCGTAAGTACTGTCGAACACACCTGACTGCTGCAGCTTCTCGTTGAACTTTATGTAGTAAGCACTGAACTGATCGCGGTTATGTTCATTAGTGTCTATAGACTTCGCGTAAAGCCAGTCGCTAAAGTGTTTAAGACGGTCGACTATCGAACCGCCGATCTTGTACTCTCGTACAAGCGACATACCCTTGTTGTCAGGCAGGATATCGGCAGGCGATACAATACTGTAGAACACTGCTTCCATGTACATACCTGACATGATATGCTGGAACTCTTCCTGATCTTCCGATAGGATGTAACTGCTTACTGCTTCGAATGCGTGTCTACCGTAGTCGCACATCGCACTGGTGTGGTGTGTCGAAAAGTTACACGCTTCTAGGTAATAAGGTCGCAGGATGCGATCCTTAAACTCACTTGCAAGAAATGTTTTCATACTTTCTCCTTTCTCGTTGTAGTCTGCGGCCCGTAGGCCGCGCCAATTTATACTTTACTTAGGGACTACCCGAAAGTAAAGCACTAAGCCGAGACCGTGGGGTCATCGTCAAAGTCTAAAATTTCTTTTACTAAATCTTCTATATCGTCGCGTACTTTGTGCGACCATGTAGGCATCGTCACGTTTTGTAGGTCGGCAAAGAACACAGAGTTTGCTATTTCTGCGATAAATATGTTAACCACTCGTTGTTTGAGACGATCTTCGTTCTCAACGATGTAATCACGAATCGCCTGTTCTGTTCTCTTCATTGAGTTCTCCATGCCCCTAGATAAAACTGGCCATTATCTTCTTGTCTTAGCCGAGTGGCTAATTTTTTGTAGGTGTCGTCTTTCGAATTAGGGCGACGCTTGTGGTGCACCATACATCGAATAATTTTCGCTCTCATTTTTTCCGCAACTTTACGGCTGTTATACGGTCCCATTTCAAACGAGTCACCAACCTCTAATTGTTCAACAGCGATTCGTAATTTAGACTTGCTGCGTCCTGGAGGAAGCGATCCTCCCTCACGTGAGTTTGGAATCGGTACATTCTTTCTAATTTCTATATCCATATTTCCCCTGCATTGGAATTGATAGGCCCGTCTTCGACCACACGGACGGGTACGTGCTAACAAAGCTAAGGTGTAGCTTCGGTCTAATACATTGTCTCCGCGTCTACTACTATTCGTCGGTGCAAGTTCGGTGGGATCTCAGGAAGTTTCCTGGTTAATAACATGAACCATCCACACTTGTCACACTGTACCGCGTTGTACTTCTCTTCATCAGGTCTATCAAAACTAAACCACTCTCCGCATTTCTGGTCAGGACATATTGTTGCATCGCCATCCATTAATTCGTAGAGTATGTCTAGCTCCTCGCCTTCTGCGTCGTAAAAATCATTGAACGTACTCTGTAGAAAGTCTCCGTCTGACTCGAAGGAGTTTCTATACTCTGTGCTGTACCTTCTTCTTGTTCCGTTGTACTCGACTATGGTATCGAGTGAACCGTCATCAACTATTCTTGCTTTCATAGTCGACCTGCTATTGGAGTTTCTAACACTTCATCACGTCTCCAATATCCTGTTCTTAGGTAAGACTCTACGTCTGCCCAGTATTTTTTCATGTCGGGATCTATCGTTCTGTTTCCCGCTTCCTTGACCGATTTAATTCGGTAACTTGTACTCTTTCTCATACTTTTCTCCGAAAACTGGGGAGGCCGAAGCCTCCCGTTTAGTCTATACAAGCTCTATGAGCCCCTCTGCCAACAAGTCTTTTGTGTACTCGTTAGCAATACGCTTCTTCTGTTTCTCGGGGTTTTTGGTGCGGGCCATATCTAAGTGCCCCTCCTCAACCGCGAGATCAACAAGTTGCGATATAGGAAATGATTGTCTATCAAATTCCTTGCTTTCGATATCCTCTAAGGCATTCCCCAAGCCACGAAACTGTGGGGTTTTCTTATCGACATCTTTTATAGACTTAGTTGTCTTCTTGTACAACTTCCTCGCTCTGCCACGAGTGGACGCCTCGGGTAGAGGCACACTCACAACAGGTGCGGGTGTTTTCGATACTGTCTTAGCGACAGTAGGTTTCTTCGTCGTAGCTTTCGCTACCTTCTTCGCTGCGGCCATAATGGTTCTCCTTTCTATCAGCCATTCTTCTTTCTGCCTACTAAGTAGGAACAACTAGCGTAACGCAGGACGTTACGAAAGTAAAGCACTAAGAACACTAGTGCTTATTCTTTAGATCAGGGTCTTGGTTAACGTAAGCACTTGTTGGTTCACCAGTGTCGAAAAACTTTCCCGTCTCAGGTGCAAGTGTATTCTCTGCTACTAGTGCCAGAAGATCTGACGTTCGTTTTTCAAGAACCTTCAACTGTTCACAGTAGTGATCTAATCGCTCTGCCGTAGTCCCAAGCTCTACAGCCATCGCCATAAGCTCGCCGATTACGTCAATTTCATCTTTATTATCGGTCATTCGATCCTCCATATCCTAACCCCACTCACTTCATTCTCGAGCTTAACACGCGCCGTGAATTTCCATTCAGGGTCTTGTTTTTTAGAAAATCCTCTAAACGACTGGTCTAAACGATTCTTGAGCTTTTTAGCATTATCGTCAGGGTTGTCGTCAGGTATGAAAAATTTTGAAGCGTAAACTTTTTTGCCTTTCTCTTCCCTTGGAGCATCAAATTTTTCCCAAGGAACTTGGGTTTTACCTCTGATGTCTGTAGGAATATCGTAGCTATAGTCTAGCTCGAAGTCGTCGTCACTCATTCACATCTCCTGTCTGGTTGAACTCTGCGAGAGACAGCTCGTCACAGAATCGGACTGTGTCTTCGGATAGTTCGCACTCTTGTAGTTTCATCTTTATAGCTACGTTGCGAGAAAGGTCTCGACTAAAGTTCTGTAGCTCTTCAAACTCTGAGAGTGGGTTGTCTAGCAGATCAGGATCTGCTAGTTGGTTGAGACACCACCAGACCTTGCTGATGGTGTCTTCGTCTACAACGATTGCGTTCTTTAACTTCTGAACTCTTCCCACTACGCTGCCCTCGCGTATTCAAGAGCTAAGTTCAACGCTTTCGTCTTACGGTTAGAAGCATCTCCGAACATCGCGTTGTATACTTTATTGTCGCCACCGCGCTGGTGATCTTCAATAAATGTAACCGCGTTTAGTGCGCCCCACCAAGTGCCCTTGGCAGATTTCAGTTGCGCTCCAGGAGATTCTTCAAGTGAACGTCGAGTTAGTTCAGCGTATTTACTAAACTGTTCGCGTAAGAGGATAGGCTCGCCAATCTTCTTGCCTTCTTCTCTGAGCCGTTGTTGCTCAGCGTACTCTTTGTACAATGTAGGCTGCTGTACCCTAGTGACAAACTCAAGTACCTGACCTTCCGTAGCTTTCTTGGTAGAAAGAAACTTCACAGCATCTTTGAACTCGGTACGCATCTCTTGTATAACGCCCATCGTTTTAAGAGCTTCGGCCTCTCGTACTTCGTCAAATACAGAACGGTGTGACATACGAAACTCGTTTTGTGCTTGGCTACGCATTGCCATCTGCAATGTGTTGTTGCACACAACACGAACTTCCGTTCCTCGTATGTTCATGGAATGTCCTGGTTGGTGCGGTTGATGAAACAATACAAAACTGTTCATTTCATCGCCGCCGGTAAGTTCGTACGCGTCATTAATACGCGCAAGACCCCATATGCTCTGGCCGTTCTTTAAGCTACCCGCCGTTTCCATAGTGATGTCGGCGTGCTTAGAAAACTTCTGAAAGAAATCGAAGATACGCTCGTTTTGTATGGGTTGGTAATCGCTACCGCACGAACCAAGTATTGAGTTGTCTGAGTCGCGTACTAGGTCAAAGCGATCAGGGTTAGGTAGAAGTTGCAACGCAATGTTGCCATCTTCGTCAGGCTCGTATTGATTCATAGGAATCGCTGACGTCCAAGTGTTACGTTTAGTAACAGTCCAGTCAAGCCCTGCGGCTTCCATCATTTCATATGGCGTTAGGTCAGGTTGTACTGCAACACCCTCGCGGTGCCATGGTACTTCTCCTGAGTACGCCATCGTTTCTACTGCTGCTGCCATAATTGGCCTCCTTATTTCAGTTCTACTTTCTTTGGTAGGCGGTATGCCGCGCTACTTTTTATACCTTAACCGCCGACGTTTAGAAAGTAAAGCACTAAAAAATGAATTTAAACAGCTTCTCCCATTCGTAAGGAGGGCTAAGACTAACGTGTAAGTCACTGTTCCAATTCACTTTTCCCTCTAAAAACTCTTCTAGTTCATACTCGGAAATGTCAAACGCTCGTAGCTCTTTGTCTTTTTTCACTAGAATGAAACAGTTCCCTCCGCTTATGTTTCTGTTATGCATCCAGACAATCTGAAACTCAGTCAGAGTTAGTTTATTTCCTTTGATTGATTTCAGTTCGATCCAGACTTCTTTCCCTGCATAGCAGACATTGACATCAGGTACTCCTCGAGCAGTCCCTCCAGTCTCGATCCTTTGAACATGGGCTTCTTTGGGAAGGTTAGCTTTCAGTAGCTTCCAGAGCGATGCTTCTTGTGGCATTAGTTCTCCTGTCGATGCTGTGCATAATAATCTCCCTGACCATCTGAACAACGCTGTACGATTTGCCAGACTCGCTGTTTAGTCAAGCCGTAATCTTTTCCGATCTCTTCCAGAGTCTTTTCCTCCTCTGAGTATAATCGAAAGATTTCAAGATTCCTTTTTTCAAATTTAGATATTTTCTCCTGAGTAAGACTCTGTATCCTCATTCTGCTTCGCCCCATGTTTGTCCTTTTTCGTAATCCACTACTAGTGGAACCTTTAGTTCAACACAGTTCACCATCTTGTCGATAATGAGCTGAGCTTGCTCTTCTGTCTCGACCGAGTAGTCGAGCTCATCGTGAACCTGTAGGTGCGGAACAAGTCCCTCTTTCCACAAGTCACGCATTGCAAGTTTCGTCATGTCAGCTGCTGATCCCTGGATCAATCTGTTAAGTGCTTTATAGGTAAACGATCGTTTGATCGACTGACCATATTTATCGAGTGCTTCTTCGTGAGGTAGAGGAGTCGATCGTTCGCCGTGGCTAGGCTCCCACAAATCGAAGTGACATTTTCGACCGCCGAGTGTTGTAATGTAGCCTCGCTGGTCTGCCATCCGAGTACACATCGATTGTATTCCTTTAATAAAAGGTACTCGATCGTGATATTTGTTCAACAGCTGAAACGCTTCTTCTGACTCGAGTCCGAGTTCTCGAATTAACTTGTCTTTGCCCATTCCGTAAGTCAAGCCGAGATTTATATTCTTAGCTTGCTTTCTAGGTATGTCAGCCATATCTGCTACGATCTGATGAAAGTCTGCATCTTGGCTGGAGTAGGCTTCTACTGCCTCCTCTGCTCCTGTGAGTCCGAGCAATGATGAGTAGTGCACCGTGATTCTAGGTTCTTGCTGAGAGTAGTCGAACACTCCCCAATGTGCTCCTTCCTCAGGAATAAACAGCGATCGAATCATCTTACCGATCTCAGGATCTCTAGCAGGAACTTGCTGTAGGTTTGGATTCGAGTAACTAAATCTACCCGTGACCGTTCCTCCTCCATCGTTACGCAGCGGATGAGCTTCAGCATGAATCCTACCGTCTGAACAATGTTCTAAAATCATTCCGTCGATAAACGTAGTCCGAGCTTTGTTTAGTTTTCGAGCAGCGACCAGCATCTTCGGTAGTTCGTGGTCGTGATTCTCGAGCCAGTTAGCTTGGAAACTAGGCATTCCTTTTTCTGTGTGTGGATACCATATGTCATTGTTATCGAAGGCTTTTTGTATCGAAGCGTTAGACCAGATCTCAACATTGGAACCAAACTTTCTCTTAAACTCAACTAGAAGCTGCTGCTCTTTTTTCGATAGTTCTTCTGATACCTGATGTGCTCGGTCGAGGTCGATCCTCACTCCTCTCCATCGCATTTCGATTAACAGAGGAATGAGATCGCACTCTAGGTCGTAGATTTTTTGTAAGCCCTCCGAGGCAATCAGCTTGCTGAAGATAGCCCAGAGTTTTAAAGTCAGGACAGCGTCCTGCTCTGCGTAAGGTGCAACATACTTGGCGGGAAGTGCGTAGAGTCCTCCCTTAGTGCTTACCCCCCAAGCGGTTGCCGCATCATGTAATAATGACTCATCTTTCTCTTCTCCGCAGTAATCTTTTCCTAGATTGTTTAGCGAGTAGGATCTTCTGTTCTCGTCTAGCAAAGGAGCCGCAAACATCGTGTCTCTAATCGAACACTTTATGTCGATCCCTTCTCGTTTGAGCCAGCCTACATCGTAAAGTGCATTGTGGAAAACGAGCGTGCCTTTGTGGTTTTCAAGAGTGTTCTTGAGCCAACGTAGGACAAGTTCTTCTTCTAAATTACCACCGCCCTCGTGTCGTATGGGAAGATAACCTGACCACGTTTCAGTGGCTAATGCAATACCTACCGTATGTCCTTTTCCCGTAGCCCATCCTGGTCCTGTTTTCGATAGATCAGGATCATATGTCTCAAGGTCTACCGCAATCGTTTCAGTAGGTGCAAACGAGGGTAGTATCTCAGGAGCTGCCCACTCGCTCTCAGGCTGAATCAACGGTATCTGTCTCGACATCCCTTACCTTTTCCTCTATAAGCTCGTTAGAGCCGTATCTAATGTGATGCTCTACTAGTAAGAGGTATCGTCTAAGATCCCCTATATCGTCTAGTAAACCGTCCTCGCCGTTAAACTTACTTCCCGCTTCGAAAATATCGTAATTGCAGTCTTTGCTTTGCTGCTCAATACGGTCGAATTTACGAGCCAACATCATAAAAGCACCAGTACCGCCACGCCTTCTCCAAGAGTCTCCGTACGATTTCTCAGACTCAATTAGGCTGTGTATGTCTTCCTGCGCAATAGACTTAACATCCTGCCACTTAGGATCCAGTCCCATGTTTCTTCTCCCAATTAAGTTGTCTTCGTTTAATCCAATGGAATGCGGCTTCTTGCCAATCCAGTGCTTTAATTTCTTTAAGAAAGTCATAAGCCTCCTTGTAGTTTCTTTCTTTGTGGCTTCTAAATGCTGAAACCATCGGTATCATCACGTCAGGAAAGAACGTGTTCTTATAGGTTTCCGTAGTAAACGACGGTGAGAACGCATCCACCTCTTCTGGGTTTCCAGACCGTCGAGTAGGAGGAGTGGTTTGTATAAATTGCATACACTCATCGGTAAATGAATCTGGGTCTGAGACTAGAGGGTAGTGAGGGTTAGGGTAAGTAGAAGAGAACCAAGAGCCGAATCCTCTGCCTGATAAATCCTTTATCTTGTCCCATTGTTCATTTTCATAAATGTGAAAACTATCGCTGATCTGGTAGTACGGCCCCATCTTTATTCCTAGGGCTGCTGCCACATACTCTTGTAGCACCGACATATGAACTGCGTTGGCTCCGTAAGCTCCCCAGATCATATCGTTCGACCGATTACAAACTGTCATTTGTAATTTGTTATCTCTGATCTTGAAATAGATGTTTGTGTTACAAGGTATGTCGATACTCGAACTGTTCAAGTCGTGCACCGCATCCCACATCTGTAATACACAACGCCTAGAGTCTGGGTCTTCTTTCAACATTTTTATGATTATGTCGATCTGATTCCACATAAACGTCTTAGTCCACCTGTACCCGTAGGCTCCGTTTAACCTCACGCCATCGTCTGAAAAGTTAGCCATGCCTGCGTTGAAATAAGTCAGCTTCTTCAGCTCTTTAGATCCTGCTAACATCCAGATAGCTTCGTACAAATGAAAGAAAGGATTTGCATCGCGTTCTTTCTGAAATGAAACACGCTCCCAAGGTCTCGTGTAGTGTGTAACAACAGGGCCAATGGACTCTCTTGTTGTTCCATTTCTACTTTCTTGCTTTCTGTAATTGACTCCTTCTGGACCTCGAAAAAAGTCCACTCCTAGATAAAGAGCTTCATCTACGTTTCGAGCTTTAATCGTCTTCATATAAACTCTCCGTGTTCTCTTTAAGAATATATTCGATCTGCAATCGACTGATCTCTTTCCCTTCGAAATACATAGACCAATGTATCGCGTTGATAGCGTCCTCCCACGTGTTAGGCATCGTCCTATCTTCCATACATCCAACTAGGAAGTTGCCGTAATAAAACATCACTTTTTCAGCGTAGCTTTCTTCCCCTTCCATCACGTGTTGTTTGAGTTTACCCATTTGCTTTCTCCTTTATGTAAATCTTCTATTAGTGGCATTTCCCTATTAGAGTAGTCATACACGCTTCGTGTACGGCCTTCTCCATTATGGATTCGAGAGTATTTATCGAATTCACACAGTCCTCCCTCTACCTCTCGCATTTCAAAAGGCATTCGGTAATACGGACTGTCTACAGTCATTCCAGGAACTTTTAATTCTTCTTTACAAATGTCGTACAGGATTCGCATCTCTGTATGCCAGTCATGTGTTTTACGAGTAAAGTCTAGTGGTCTACCTGTTAGTCTGTTTAGCCCTCTCATGGCTCCTGGTCCTGGATTACCCCAAGTACAAATGTCTGTGGCTTCGTTTAACAGATAGGTATGTCGTAGGTCGGTAACAATTTCGTACGAAACGAAAGGGCCGATATACGGGTACTGCATGAGAAAAGACCACGCCTCTTCAAGGGTGGTCATTCTCTCTAGCGCAGCAAGTAGCTGTTCACGTTTAGACCAGATATGAGAAACACATTCAGCAACACCTTTGACCTTGTTCATGCGGTTAGGAGTCTTAACGATATAAGCTCCTGTAACCCATTTAGGTTGTTTGCTGATCTCTTCGATAGCTTTCTCTCTATCCCACTCGAGATGTAGATTGTGATCTAACAGCGTTCTTCCTGTCTCAATCAAGTTGAAAAATCTAAAGATGATCGTTGCCATCGCTACTTCAGGTTCAGCAGATAGCGGTCTGCGTATATGAGCAGCGAACCAACGAGTTGTTCTATCGTCTTCTCGAAAGACTTGACAGAACTTGAACTTCTTAAAAATCTCATCTTCAGTCCAAGGCGGGTCAGCGTTAGCATCTTCTTTCTTTCTTCTAATCCGCTCTCGTTCTTCTATCCAATACAGATAGAGGACAATCTCTTCTGAGATAAAAGGTGTATTACTCATGGTTTCTTTCTTAATATCCATGCACAGTTGTTAGATACTTCTGGGAAGAAAGTCGCGGCAACCACTCTAAGAAACTGTTTACCGTAGCGTTCTTGTAGAAGCTCGAACTGGTCTTCCATCAACCGCCACTCAGCGTCCTCATTATCTTTACTCATAGCTGCTTTTAGTTTAGGCATCTGAGCAAACGTACCAACTACAGATTGTAAAAACCATCCTCGAGTGTATCGAGTCAACTCTTTCTTGAGTTCTTCGAACCCCCATTCGTATATGTGGTCTTCAGGCAACTTATCGTTGGAGCCATCGTGGTTAGGTGTAGAGACGTAAATCAAACCTCCTGGTCTCAAAACACGGTTAGCATCATCAAGCCACGCTTGAATGAACTCTCGGTTCATGTGTTCAATAACTTCTGTCGTCCAGAAGAAATCAATAGAGTTATCAGGTAAATCGAATACAGGGTTAACGGTAAGGTCTTGGATATCGATCTGCCCGTTGAAGTTCTTAAACCAAGTAGAATCTTCTACTAGTCCTGTCGGGCTGCTGTACCCTTGTTTCTCGTTGAGACACGCAGGGTCTATATCGACTCCTCGATAAGAGGCGATAATGTCAGACTTCTTAACGGTGTAGGCTTTGTACAGATTCCTAAGAACCCATATCTCTCCACATCCTGCCTCTAGCGTGTTGATAGGTCTGCCTAATTTCTTCGCTTCTTCGATACAGAGCGAGGAAATCTTATCGTAACGAGTCATGTGGGTGATCTCGTCAGGTCGCCAGTTTCCTAGCATATTTCCACTAGCAATATCCATGCGAGTGTTTTTACTGTTGTTTACGTTTTCTTCGAGTTTCTTCCTAATAGAAGCCATTATGTTCTCCACCATGTTGGTTTGCGGCTAGGGTCTTTCTCCCATTTAGCAAAATGTTGTTTTTCGTTTATTAAATAATTTCGATAAGAGTCAAACACATCGTCTGACTTATATTCATCTGGCATTGCTAGTACGAACCCGTAAGGTTCTTCTATCGCATCTAGTAGGGCACTAGATCTAAAAGGACGCCACATCAATGGCCCCTTGAGTCTAGCAGAGGCATGACTTTTCCCGTAGCGGTGTGTGTACTCATCGCACAAAGCAACGAAGTGTCTGTATAACCACTTATAGTTTTCTCGAGCTTGTCTAACCCAAATACTACAGGGGTGATTAGGATGTGCGGTTTTGTATAATTCATGTTCGTCTGCGTACTTTGACGAGAATTCACTCGACCTTAGATCGTTAGGTTCGCGCCAAGCTGTGGATAACATCTGCGCTGATTCAAGTACCATCTTGACAACGTGTTTATCACACAACGTCTGTGCACTTATTACTGGATCTGGGTCAGTAACAAATATATTCATTTATTTCTCCTTTCTTATTTATTAGTTTACTTAAAGACCCTTAGAAGGTAAAGCACTAAAGCGGAAAATACTTTTGCGTCTGCGGCTCAATTAAATAAAGATTTTCTTTTGCTCTAGTAAGCCCTACATAAAACACACGCGACTCATCGTCAGGATTATCCTGGAAAGATTTGTACACGCGACTTGATATGTCGGTTAGTAAAATTACATTATCTGCTTCACCTCCTTTGGCTGCGTGAATGGTAGATAAGCGTATCCGTGGTTCTTTCGTGATCTTTTCACCCCGCCTAAGCATGGCTCGTATGTAACTGCGCTCATCTGCTGAGATTGCGGTGAATACATCGTACCAATATTCGTTAGGAAGGTTAGGAATGTGTTTTGAGGCTATTTCGTGTGTGATATAAGTATCAAAGTCGAAATTCTCGAGGGAGTTAGGTAGACGAATCTTTAAATAATTAAGCACTTTGGTAAAATCTACAAAGGGGATTCCCTCTCCTTTTCTAAAACTCTCCCAAGATCGCACTGACATGATCTTCCTTTCCGAAACGCTTGGCTTATTTTTGCTTTTATAAAACCAACCTTCAGATCTACAGTGTTGTTCGATGTTGTTGAGCAGATAATTTGTCCTTGCTAACACTAACCACTCACCGTGTTCCATGTCTATAGTTTCATAAGACGGTTCCCACGAAACGTGTCCTTCTTCTTTTCTAGGGTTCCACACTTTATGTACACGCGAACCGACTTGTCCGATACAACGCTCGGCAAGGCTATGGATAGATTTAGGGATTCTATAGGACTGTTTGAGAACCATCGCATCTTTAGAGTTGCGAATGAGGTAATCGACATCTGCACCAGCCCAACGATAGATAGCTTGATCATCGTCGCCTGCGATATAGATACGATCAGCTGAGTCACACAACTTCCTGACCACGGCCCATTGAAGAGGAGAAAGGTCTTGAGCTTCATCGACAAACATTACATCTAACTTCGGAGCCTTTCCTCGGGTAAGGAACAGTTGCAGCATATCAGTGTAGTCGATCAACAGTCGATCTTGTTTGAACAACTTTAGTCCGTTAGCAAATCTTTCTAACTCGAACCAACCCACAGCATCGTCAGCGTCGTGCCACTGTGTTTCTAAACTGACTTGTCGCATCCTAGAGAGATTTTCTATGAACAATAGTCGATCATCTTTAGAGATGCCAGAGATGTGTCCTTCTTCGGTGCTTACTGCTCCTTTCAATCTAAGGTTCAGCTTTTCATTTAAGTCGTGTATATCCGAAGAAGACATAACACTGCTTTTAGATAGACTCAGTTGATAAAAACATAACGAGTGGAGGGTTCTAAAATACCGCAGTTGGTTATTAGTCACAGAGAACTTCGACATCGCTCTGCTCTTCCCCTCCTGCACTGCTTGTTTCGTAAACGTAAAGAACCCTATGTCTTCAGGGTCTGTTCCTTTATCGAGTTCTTCTTCGAGTAACCCTAACAGGGTGCTTGTTTTACCAGTTCCAGGAGGGCCAAGTATTATTTGTGCCCGTTGTGTTAACATCTACAATACGCTGTCGTCGAAATCAGGTAAGTCGTGTGATTCTGTCTGAGCTTCAAACTGTGGTATATGCCACACATTCGCACCTTTCCCTTTTATATTGAAGAAATAAGAATCTCCTCCCATGTTCCTCAATTTAGCTGTAAGTTTATTTCTAGGGTACTCTCTAAAGTTCTTGCGGTGTAAGTAGTCCATCAGATCGCCTAGTCTAAAATATGTTCTATCCTTATCTGACCACGGCTTTCCTAATAGTAACTCGTCACGTTCTCTAGCAGGACGTTCAGTACAAAACGTCTCTAATAATTCGTTGAAATGCCCCTCAGTTGATGCGTCTTTAGGAACTTCGATGATAGTCAAAGTATCCAGGAGCTGTTGTATAATCTGACGCCAGACATTATCCCTTACCTTCTGGGGAATAATATTGAGGCTGTCCATACACTTTCTCTGAAACCTATTCTGGTTCAGGAGTTCTTCAGTTTCTAACTCTAGTCGTCCACCTTCTACATCTAAGAACCAGATAGGAGGGTCACTGTTCTGCTTAGTTAGATTACTGAACAGAGGAGTGCCGCCCGAAGCTCCTATACCAAATTTACGAGTTCTACATAGAGGACTGTTACAGTGTCCCGCTATCGGCTGATCGTTACACTTATAGAAGTAGTCTTTCTTCTGAACTTGTTTCGTAACCGTTAACACTTCTTGTGCACTCAAAGGAGGAGAGAAGTGCTTATGGTTAGCCTGCTCTACTCGGCTTTCCCAATCATCTGGAAACTTCTTTCGTAGAAAAACTCCTACGTTAAACAGTCCTGAGTTTCGCATTCCTTTCGGAAACCCTTGAGCTATTAGATGCTCTAAACAAGGAGGAGCCTGATCTAGCCACTCAGCGTCCTCTAGTATAGGAACCACTTCTAGTTTCTCTAACTCTTCTTCAGTTAGAACGAGTGTCTCTACATACTCTAGGAATTCTTTCGGACTGAGAACTTTACCAGTCGGGCCGAAGCCGTAACCAGTAGAGTTCTCCCCGCCAAAATAGGGCATATTCAGAGAACTTCCTCTATCCCCTCGCTCTAATAAGAGCTTAGTTTGCTTAGGAAATATCTCAGACTGACCAAACCCAATAGCAGACGCTACCTGTCTAAGTTTTCGTTGCATCGTAGATGCAGGGACGGGGTCAAACACAAATAGAAATAAGTGCGCCCCTCCACTCTTTGATCGACACACGACCAAAGGCAATTTAAATTTCTTTAGCTTTTTGGCTAAAGCCTTCAGATCTACTGAAAACTCATCGATGTCAATAGATCCCCAAATGCAGTTGTTATCTTCGTCAATCGGTACTATACCGAGACCTCTTTCACCTTTTAGGTGTTGTAACCAAATATCCTCAAGTTCTTTTTTGCTCAGAGTTTTAGATATAGTTACATACTTACCCTTTGCTTTCCCATCTTCCCGTGTTTCTTTTGTCGGGGTAAAGACACTATGACCGTGCCTTAACCCCGCAAAACGGTGGGCAAACTCTTCCTGTAATGACATTGCTCACCCTTAACACTAAAATGGAACGTCGTCCTCGTTCTCTTCCTCCGTAGTTGTTACCACTGATTCTTGTTCTTGTTGTACTTGAACAGTGCCTTGTCTAGCCGCCTTCATAAACTCTAATGCCGCTGTTGCTAATGGCAACGAAGTTGGCCCTTCTTTTTCAACAGAAAGTCCCATCCAACTATATTGATCATTAGATTGCGGAATTGTAGTTAGTCGATATGTGTGCGCAAACATAGGAGCTGGCACAGCTTCTCCTGCCTTATTTACCACTCGAGCATTGTTCAACATTGTATTCCAACGTCTCGAAAAGCCTAGCTGTGAAGAAGTCAAGCTCAATAGAACTTGCTCAGGAGCGTTTTCATCTTGTGCAAAAATACAGTAATACTCTGCCGTTTCAGCAAGTTGATTACCATTAGACATGATAAAACGTCCACTGTCATCTTTTCTACAAGATGATAATGTCTGTATATTATGTTGGTCACTTACGAAACCACCACCGTTTTCCCGAGTCACCCACTCTATATACTTCTTTTTATAAGCGCATGGAATAATTAATACTCCGTCTGACCCATCGTACACCGCCTCAGTAACCGTATTGAAGAAGTTACCTTCTTCTGCGTCAGCGATATATTTACCGTCACTCTTTTTTAATTGAGGTGACATTGATTGGAGAACCCGTAGAAACGGAATTGCATAATCTCCAGCCTCCGCGTCCTCTAGCCCTGTACCCGCAGATAACAAATCGTCATCGAAAGGTATGAGGTCAGAGGCTTGCTGCTCTGCTACTTTCTTACTAGCCATAGTTTTTCCTCTACTTTATTTTGGCGCGGGATCCCACGTATATCCCGAATAAATCAGCAGGAATATCCTTCCCACCCGTGAGCTGCTCCTTCACAAACGCATTTAACGTCTGCGAATGAACTCCTTGCTTAACCGCAGGGTCTAGCCCCTGCTGCTTTAATCTTTCTAATGTGTTCGAAGCCTTTTCGTCTTCGTCCTTACCGAACTTAACAGTAATCTCATGTTTAATAATTCCACCGTGACCGTTAGCCATTAACCAGTCGTGTGCTTTATCTCTGTTAGCTTCCGAGATGTGACCTTTATAGAACTGCTCTATAGATATTTTAGAGCCGTCTGTTAATTTTATTTCCATCAAGTTAGCAGACTGCATTGCTTCAGGAAGCTCTTGTTCCCGTATTGTTCTAGCTAGTTCTCTAGCCGCTTTCAAATCAGCTTCTAAACTTTCTACTAGTCTGTCTTGATGTAGTAGTCTCTGCGCTGTTGCAGAAATCTTAGAGTATTCATTATCAGTAGTGGTGTCGCTCCACTCTTCTGTTGTTTCTCCACCAGTCAACTCCTCGAAAGTCAACCCTGCGTCTTCTGTCTCAGACATATAATTCCCCTAATTCTGTTGGAGTTCTTCTTATATCGAATGTAACAGGATAGTAAGCCATCTCCTGTCTATCCCACTTCAAAACTGAAAACCGTCCGTTTACGGATGCTGCGATAGAACAACATAAACCTATTGCTGCTGGGTCTCCCACCAGTAACAGGTAATCTTCATCATTGAAATCACTTAGCTTTCTCTTTAGTTTTAAAACCTCTGGTCCTGTAGAAAGCATCAGGTTTGTTCTCGCTGGAAGTAGTAACTCTAGTTCACCGTACTTTTGAGCAGGGACTAGGTTTTTTCCAGGAGATTCTTGCACAATATACACTGTCATTTCTAATTTCTCCTTTATAAGTAAAAACTTTACTAGAGGACTCGCTGGAAAGTAAAGCGGTATTTATTGTATTACTTGATTTTAAAATAAAAACTTTTTTAAAAATTTCGTAAAAGAAGAGCAATAGAGTAATAGAAGTAATAATTCAGTCCTAAGCAGTTGAGACGTAAGGGAAAAACAGAGAGAAGAAAGTAATAGAATATATTAGTTGTATTAGTAAGGGGCTTTTTCTCAAGAAATAAATTTTCTATTTTTATTATTATTTACTATAATCTCTATTAGAACTTAGAAAGGAAATAGAGTCTTGAAATACGAATTCAAGACTGAACCGTTTGAACATCAACGCACTGCGTTGCTTCGCTCATGGAAAAAAGAGAAGTATGCGCTGTTCATGGAGATGGGTACGGGGAAGTCGAAAGTCTTAATTGATACTATTGGCATACTTTACGGTAAAGGAGCCATCAACGCAGCTGTTATTATCGCCCCTAAAGGAGTCTACAAGAACTGGGCTTCTAGGGAGATACCTACACACCTCCCTGACTACATAGAGCACCATATAGCCGTTTGGTCGCCTAATCCTCGTAAGAAGGAGAAAGAAGATCTAACCGCGTTGTTTGATGTAATGGATAAGCTGAAGATCCTGGTCATAAACGTAGAGGCGTTTAGCTCAAAGAAAGGAGTGACGTTCACTGAGAAGTTTATCTTCAGTCACTTAACAATGTTCGCGGTTGATGAGTCAACAACAATTAAGAATCCGAAAGCTGCCAGAACTAAGGCAATCATAAAACTTAGTAAAGACGCTAAGTTTAGAAGAATACTGACAGGGTTTCCAATAACTCAATCACCACTAGACCTGTATAGCCAGACAGAGACCTTAGAGAGAAATCTGCTAGGGTTTAGTTCTTTCTATTCTTTTCAGAATCATTACGGTGAGGTTGTTAATCGGTACTTCGGAGGGAGAACAGTGAAACAGGTTGTAGGGTTTAGAAACCTAGATGAACTAACCACGAAACTAGATAAGTTTTCCTTCAGGGTATTGAAGAAAGACTGCCTAGACTTACCTGATAAAGTCTATCAGCGCAGAGACGTAGAACTGACAGCTGAACAGAAGAAGCTCTATAACGAGTTAAAAGAATACGCAATCACGATTCTAAAAGATCAGGAACAGATTTCTGTTACGAACATACTCACACAGTTATTAAGACTTCATCAGATAGTATGCGGCCACGTTAAAAGTGACGATGACAAAGACATCCCTGTAGACAATAACCGTATTGACTCAATGTTCGAAGTGATATCAGAGATGCAAGGAAAGGTAATAATCTGGGCGAACTATCGACAGAACATTGTAGAAATAGTAAACAGTTTACACGAAGTATTTGGTACACAGGCGGTATCTTCTTATTTCGGAGATACTCATCCTGATGAGCGTGAGCGTGTTATTAGAGATTTTCAAGACCCTGAATCCCCGTTACGGTTTTTCGTAGGAAACACACAAACAGGGGGGTATGGGATTACGTTGACCGAAGCTAAGAATGTAATTTATTACTCTAACAATTTTGACTTAGAGAAACGCTTACAGTCTGAAGATAGAGCGCACCGTATTGGTCAGACTAATAAAGTAACTTACGTTGATCTTGTAGCCAAAGATACAGTAGATGAAAAAATTGTCGACGCCCTCAGAAATAAACTAGATCTTGCTCAGGAAGTCCTAGGAGATGATAAGTGGCAGGACTGGTTACGCTAGTCCCTATACCATCTCCATTGCATCTAGTTGAGCTAACGCTGCTTCTAATTCTGCTCTAGCAGCAGGAATAGAACCTGCAAGACTAACTGCAGCATCGGCTAACCCACTAGCTATTTCCATAGGAGCCTCTTCGATCATACCTTCCTCAGGCATCATCTCTTCTTCGCCTGCGACAGCGTTTAACAGCTCATCTAAACGAGCGTTGTCTTCTGCTGGCACAGGATCTATGGGTGCAGGTGAAGCCGTTTGAGGACCGCCTCCCCCTGCAGGTGGGGGAGGAGGCATAGAGCCTACGGGGGGAGCATTCAAGGGAGTTAGGTTGCCTCCCATAGGCATAGGGGCCGTGTTCTGAGACATAGCGGTTCTCATTTGATCTAATCGGTTCGGCTGTTCGTTAATCGGCATCATAATAATTATGTCCTTGGTTTATTCGGTCTAAAAGCGTTTTGAAAAGGCTGAACATTCGTATCGAAGTTCGTGAGATCCATAATCCCATTAGAAGAAATTTGACCACCGTTAGCTCCTCTGTAAGAAGCTCCACCAGTAAACGGATTAGAGTACTGGGTTCCTAGAAGTGGCTGGTTTCGACTACCATACTCTTCTGCAGTAAACGGTGCATTATAATCCGAATAACTTGGAGTAAATGTTTTTAAGTAAGTGCTAAATGGATCTTGTCCTTGTCCTTCTCTCTGCATTCCTATTAGGTTAGCCATTGGGCTCCCTCCAGGAAGGAACGAAGCCCCAGATTTAAACTGCGACGTAGACCCTGTTCTTGGACCAGTAGGAGCGGCACTAGCAAAATAGGTATTAAGATCATCTTTAGTTTGATCAATCTGATTTTGTACCGCATCCGCTTCGTACTGAGAAGTTACGTCTTGATACTGTTGTTCCAAGGTACCTAGTTTACCTTGAAGTTCTTGAATCGTTTGATCGTAACCAGCTCCTTGCTCGTCTAAATAACCTTGTAGCTGCTCAGGTGTTAGATAGTTCTGAAACAGACCTTCTAGTCCTGAAATTTGTTCTTGTAACTGAGGCTGAGTTACAAATTGGCTCATATCTTGACCGCCAATTTGTTGAGAAATAAGCTCGTTTATTTGATCTTCAGTCATGCCCGAAGAAGCGGCTATCTCAGCGACCTCTTCTTCCGTTAATGCTTCTCCTGTTTCTTCTCCAGCTTCAGCGGCTGCAACCGCTTCATCAACTAAAGTTGCAATTTCATCTCTTGTCAAGACTCCTTGGTCAAACAGCTGGGCCATTTGTTCTTCGCTGAACGAGAATCCTGTTTCAAGAATACTGTAGACATCGTCTCTTGTAAGACCTTCAGCATTAATTAGTTCTTGAATATACTCAGGAGTAAGGCTTCCTTCCTCTATCATCTCCTGGATTGTTTGTACAGTTACTTCTTCTGTAGGAACTGTCTCAGTAGTAGTCTCTGTTTGTGTTCCAGTATCTTGTCTAGGATCAATATACGGATCGTCAAATCCGTAAAGAAATTCTGCTGCACCTTCTGTAGTAGGGAAGTTTCCATAAATTCCTTGCTCTGGTCCAATTGCAAGGTCTTCTCGTTGTCTTGCTAATTGAGCAGGGGTAAGACTAAGAAGGTTTTCATTCACAGTAACAGGGGTTGATGCATCCACCGTAGCGGGGGCTGTTTCTTCTTCAGCGGCATCTTCTATACGGTTTTGAGGAGCATACCCAATAAGTTCTTGTAAATTTTCAGGAAGTTCAAAACCCCCCATGCCTCCTCTAAACATCTTGCGAGGTTTAACACTGCCACCGTCTTGCATTTCTTCAGCTTGATTGAAATCAGGTAATGGGGCTTCGAAAATTTCTATTCTCATTTATAACTCACCTATATCGACATGACTCTCGAATACAGGTCCATGATTCCTGTAGTCGGGCCTTCAATAGCTTTTAATGCTCTTTGTTCAGCAGTTTCTCTTTCTTCAGAACCTATGTTGACTTCTCGAGAAATAGCCAAAGCACCAAGAAACTTGAAAAACTCACGACGACCCATTGAACGATCTCGAGCCTCCAAGAGTTTATTTAATTTAGTTGGATCAGCTAGTATTTCTAGCATATCACTTCTAGCTTTATCACGATAACCCATCAGGAAAGCTGTTATTCTTCTGCCTGTTTGAGTTAAAGGAGGAATGAACATTCGAACCGCGAAACTTGTTTCTTCGAGAAAGTCTTCAACAGTAGCTGTCGCGGCAGCTCCCTGAGCAATTGGGCTTTTCGGGCCACGACGAGTACCTCGATCAAGCAGTTTTCCAAAAGCTCTTAAATCTTTAGCATATTGATTACCAACATCTTTACCTAGTAATTGGCTAAACAATGAGCCTAAACGAGCTGTTCCTTCTGGTCCTGCTCTCAAACCCTGGTTTATAAAGCTAATAAAACCACTAACATCGAAGTTATCTGTTTGGAAAAGTCCTCCCTCGTCAAGCTGCTGTTTTTCAAAATTATCGCGCATAAAGTCTCTTACGAGCGCATTTACATAAGGTTGAAGCTCAGGTGTTTCTTGTAAGACTTTATTAAACTCAGCAAGACTCATATCTGCTTTTCCGGCAAGTCTTGCACTTTTACCAGCAAGTAGAAAATCTTTAACAAAATCAGCTGGGGGTTTACCTAGTTCTTTTTCTAGTTGTGTCAAAGATTCGGTAACTTGAGCAATTTCAGCTAATGCTTGTTCTTGTACATTTTTAAATTCTGTTAGTTTTAAAAAGTCAGCTTCAGGAAACAGAGCTTGTAACTGCTCTTCATTTTTATCTAAAAACTTACTCCATGCTTTATTTTGCTCAGCTAAAGGTAATCCTCCCATAGACTTACGAATATTTTCAACGACCAGTTGTCTAAGGTTTCCTAGTCGTACAATAGAGTCAGGAGATTTATAAATCTGACCTAATAAGTCTTCTATTTGTTTAGGTGAAGCTGACAGTACAAAATCAGCTATTTGAGAGGGTTCTTTATCTACCAGCTCTCGAATAAATCTACGCTCAATAGACGTGTTTAATTTATAGAGATCCTCTTGAGCTTTCATTAGAGGCCCAGCTATTTCTTGAATTTTTTCTCTTAATGCATCTGGGGTCGGAGAATCTATACCCTCAGCAGATAGTTCTTTTCGCGCTTGAAATGTAATCAAATCATCCATTTGTGCTTCGACAGCATCTCTAAGACCTGTAGCAATTTGTCTAACTTCTCGGTCAGAACTAGTCATAAACAGGTTGTTCAAAGCGTGATACATACCGTTCAACTGCCCGAAAGTAAGATCAGCTTGTTTTAAGAATTGACCTTTTTCGTCTACTCCAACTCCCATAAGTTGTTTAAGAATACTTACTCCGTCTCTCATGGGGATCATGCTTTTTATAACATCAGAAGCTTCAACTTCTCCTAATGTACGCATTATTTTATCTTTGCTCTCACCACCGCCCAGAGCTTCTGTAAACTCATTACGAATTAAAGCGGTAGAGTCTAGTTTTTTGTCGTATTTTAAATCCGCTAAATTACTAACCTCAGCGTTTACTGCATCTTTAGCTGCTTGATACTGTTCATCATATTGATATAAAAACTCAGGACTGTTTCTTTTATAGACCAGTCCACCTGACTCTACGTCTCTTGTAAAAGTTGACCCTAGTTCATCGACAGTAAGCATCGCTTCAGGGTCTTGCTCAGGCAGCACTGTTTCTAAGTCTGTTTGTTCTTCTATTTCTCGTTGACGGAGTTTAGATGCCTCAGCAGCTCTTTTAGCATATTCCTCTTGTTGTCTAACAAGGTAATCTCTAAAATCATTATAAGAAATACCCTCAAGTTCAGGAGCGTTTTTTGTTAACTCTTGCCAGAAATTTTCTGCAGCCTTTTCATTGTTATCAAGTATTGATTGGTATACTTCTCGACCTTTAGCAGTAGGAGACAGTTGAGCAAAAAGTTCTAGTTCTAATGCTTTAAAGAAATCATCTTGAGTAAGTTCTCCTGCAGGAGGTCTATAAAATGTTCCTGCTTCGTCAGCCACAGCTATTGCAGCTTTCTTAGTTCTTTCAGCTAACTCTCCTGAAGAAAACTCAGGGGTTTTGCCTTTCGTTGAGATTTTAGCTTGTAGTCTTGCTAGTATTTCATTAGGAATATTTGAACCTGTAACTGCTTTCCAACCTGTAGAAAGCGCACCTAAAACTCCTCCTATCACAAGAGTGCCTGCCCCAGCCAGTGCCGCAGCTAATCCAGCATCTTCAAAAGCTCGTTCTATTGAAACATTGTTTAAGCTCAGAAGTTCTTTTTGTTTCTCACTTACTGCAGCTTCTCGTTCAGCTTCTTCTAAAGAAGTATCAGCTTCTATTTTTTCAATTTCAGCAAGAATCGCATTTGCTTGTTCTTCATCTCTGAACAAAGTATTACCGTAAGCAAGCTGAAGGAACCGCCCCATTCCTGCAGACACTCCAGCAATGGTTGCGGTAGCTGCGCCTTTCTTTATCTTACCGCCAACAGTAGACTCTTTTCTTAGCAGCTCACCGGCTTCTTTAACACTATCTTTTACAAGTTTTCTATAGCCTCCGTACAACCCCATCTCAACAAGAATAGGTGTTATCTCTTGACCTAGCATGGTCAGCGTTTCTTCGGTAAGCATTTCGTAACCGAACTGAGGTCTCAGAGCTACCCATTCTCCCTGTTCCCCTTCAGCTCCATCTTTTCTAGGAACACGAATCGCGAGACCCATACTTTTGTCGTTAGGGTTGATATACCTTAATTCTGCATCTGGGTATTCGTTTTGTAGAAGTTTTTCAGCTTCGAAAGGAGTCATATTAACAGGAAAGAAAGACGCTTTTACTCTCCAAGGAGAGTCTGCATCAATAGGGTCTGAACCTCTTAACCACTTTTGATAGAAAGAGCTGTCTCCTTCGAAAATACGATCAGGATTAACTTGTGCGTCGATTAATTCCTGACGATCTTCCTGATTCAATAAAGACTCTGTAAGTCCGGAGTACTCTGTTACATCTTCTACAACAGGAATTGCAGGTAAACTCGAACGTCCAGGAATCGGAATTATTGGTCGTTGTGGTTGTGGATCAACAGGGTCAATAGAAGGAGGAACATTGACCTCACTAGGAGCGTACATCATTAGATATTGATTCATCGCGTTAGCGATTTCTTTATCTCTATCGTCTACTAGTTCTAAAGCTCTTTGATCTCCTGCTTCAGCCCGTTCTAATAAATATTCAGATTGTAAATAACTATTAAGACGCAAAGAATCATTACTTAGAATCTCGCCAATAGTGTAGTCTGAATCCCCTGCTAGAGAACCAGTAACCTCTTCACTCCATTTATAAAAATCAGGGGTTTGTAGGTACTCATCTAACAGTTCTATATTAGATTGGGTTGCCATAATTAGTTTCTAATTCTCAATGTTCTGCGAGTGGTAGGACGAGTTAACCTTCCTCTGCCTGTAGGAATTTCTCCTGGCCCCTCAAGATTTATATCGTCTTCACTGATACCGTAATATTCGAAAAAGCCATTGTATTTCTTGCCTTTCGGCCCAGTTATTTCACTTCGCAGGTATTTATTGTACAACTGCTCATATTCCCCTAGTCGCTCTAGTATAGGAACATAGCGATATCGTTGATTCACTTTATCGTAAGTAAAATCGGGGTAAGCTCCACCTCGACTTACCATCGAAATTCTTTGCTGTATTCTATCTGCTGCTGCTTGTTTTTCTTCTGCAGTTTTCTGAGGATCGCTTAACGTATTGAGATCTGCGGCATCGACGCCGAAAGTCCCTATTAGTTCATTATTCGTTTCTCTAATACCTGTTTCATCATGAACTCGAGCATTGTTAGAAAGTTTTCTAAACTCCCCTGAATCGAATGTTTGAAAGCGTCCTTTTACAAAGCTAGCAATTTTCTTTCCTACTGCTCTAGCATTTTGTTGACCAAAACCTACTTGCTCTAGGAAGTTTGCAACATCCTTATCTGAAAGGGATGTACCTGTTTGGCCATCTGCAGCAGCGGCGGCATATGCTAGTCGTAATTGTCCTGCCGCTAACATTCCTCGTTTTTCAAGAATATCTTGAAACTCATCGCTTTCCAAGTCTAAAGAAGTGAAAGCGTTACTGTATCCTTGATCTATTGAGTTTGTCTGCACTTCTTTTAATGCTGTAGTAAGTGCAGTCCTAGCAGCTGCTTTATCTTGTGCGCTTGCTGAAGAACTAGTCATTACTGTGTTGTAATCGTTACTAGCGATCAATAACTTATTCATGCTTACTGCTGCTTGCGCACTGCCTGCTTGGTCATAAATAATATCGCCTACTGACTTACCGCTTCGTTCAAACAGGTTGTATAGCGCATTGATGTTTTTACCAACCGTGTCCAGTGTTCCTGCAATCGCACCAGCGTCTGCTAATAACTCTGGATTTGTTTCACCTTGTATAGTGATAGGTAGGAGATCAGCTGCAATGTTCGCTACTTCCATAGTAGCTATTTCTCGGTCTCTACGACCATCGAATCTTTTTACAAGTTGTGGATCGCCTTTTTCACGTGAGTCTAGATCAGCTAGTTCTTGATCATAAGGAACCCAGTTATCGTTATAGTCACTAGCCAAAGAAGCCGCAGATCGTTTTTGTCTTTTACCATCACGGTTACGAGGGTCTAATAACATTACTCGTGAATCACGGCCTTGAGGAGTTTGCATAAACTGCACAGTTCCGTAAGCAATATCTCCATTAGTCGTGTTATAAAGTTTTACATCTTTTGGTTTTCCAGGATCGTTGTCGTCTAAAGTCAATGATTCACGAACAAAGTATTGACCTTTAGGAACAGGGGTTTGTTTGCCGTTAGAATCTATTATGAAATCAACTTGCGGGTTGCCCGCACTAAGAACATAACGAGTAGTTTTATCAGGAGAAATTAAAACAGTTCGTTTTACAGGAGAAAATGATCCATCTTCCATAAGCTCTGCGCTATAACTAACTTTACGGTCAAAATCACCTATATCGGCAAGTTTTTTACCTCGTTCAGTTTGACGATCAAGATAGGCTTCTAATCGAGCTTCGTCTAAAGCTCCTCTAACTTTTCTACCCGCACCCGCTGTAGAAATAAATTCAGCAACTCCACCTTCTCCTTCATCGTCTAAAAATGCAGCAGGAGCATAAGTAAGAGCTTCGGTTAAGGCTTTGCCTAACAGAGTTTTTTGTCTGGGAACATCTCCTGCTGGAAGTGCTGCATCAACCAAGTCTCTTCGTCTTTTGGCTTCCTCTAAAAAAGGATCTATTCCTACTTTGGACTCTTCTAGTCCTAGTGTAGGCTTTTTAACTCCTAACTCTTCAAGAGTTTTTTGATCTTTTTGATACAGAATATTTTCTAATCCAGGAAGACTTCCTAATCCTTTTACTGCAGCTTCCCCGAGTAACGGAGAAATAGCACCTAGTAAGGCTCCCTGTAACGCTTTCTTAGGCTCTTTTTGCGGGGTAGTGCGGAGTGCTGGGGTAGGAGCGAATTGCATCCCTCGTACCGGCTTAACGTCGATAGGCTTAACGAGGTCTGAAATACCTCCCCCGCCTATATTAAAACCGTAATTCGTAGCCACTAGCCAGTCCTCATTTTACGAGAAGTCATTGGAAAACGAGACGCGATTCCTCCATGCATTGCTTTGGCTGGGCTAAACCCCATCTTTCGTACTACATCAGGGGCTTTCTTAGAAAGAGCCGCGAGTCCTTTATTTCCCTCAGGAATCGGCTTACCGCCTTTCTCTACTGAACCGCCTTCGTTGTAGTATCCTCCTATGTTAGCGTAAGGATTAAATGCTCCTGCTGTACCTCCAGTCATAGAGTACGGACTTTGTTGTGTAGTTCCTGAGTATCCCGTTCCACCAGCCAGCGGCCCTGCACCAGTTAAGAAATTTGCGTAACCAGACATAAGCTGTTGTGGTAAATTGTATTGACCTACAAAATTCTGGTAATTTAGATCCATAAGAGCTTGGTTTCTAGCTCGGTTCATTGCGCCTACATTCATCATATTAGACACATCGCCTTGCATTAATCCAGGAAGTTGTGCGGCATAGCCTTGCATTGCTGATGCCCCAGTTTGTTGACCTCCAGCCAACTGTCCTGCGAGTCCACTTAACGCAGAAGAAGCCCCAGTCCCCATGCCGTAGAGCTGTTGCCCTCCTGACGTAAGTGCACCCGAAGTGCCCATTCCTGCTCCGTACCCTTGTTGACCAAAACCAGCAACGGTCGAAGCTAGTCGTTCTAATCCTGCTCCTCTTTGTGAACCTAGTCCGGCAATTTCACCAGCAGCTCCACGTCTAGCAGCTCCACGTTGGCCTGCTACTCCAGAAAGTAAAGAAGCTAATCCTGTTCTTGCGCTTCCTGCTTGAGCACCTAATCCTGCAGTAGTTCCAGCAGCAGCTGCTTCAGCTCCACGCTGTCTTCCAAACTCACCCATAGCCGCTGATCGTGCGCCTTCATAGCCACGACTCCTGATTCCTGCTACAGCGTCCATTAATCCACGACCTGTTACACGGTCAGACTCTTCTTGTGTAAGACGAGATCTTGCACCTCCGAATGCTCCTTGTCCTACTTCTCCCGCTCGTCGTCCAATATCGCTTTTAGCTTGTGATTCACGAATATCTTTCATCGCTTGTTGTACAACAGCATCCTCGTAAGGATCCATATACTGACTTACTGAGGAGGGGTCGAATCCTGCCGTGCTGGCCCGTGTTTGTTGTAACGCTTCTTGTATATACGGGTCTTGAGCAGTAACTGCGCCTCGTCCTATTTGAGCTGCTTCAGTTAATCCTGCTAATTCATCAGCTCGACCTGATCTAATTCCTGCAATACCTTCTGTTAAATATGGGTCAGACATAGTCTGACCTTCTCTAGCTAGACGTTCAGCTTCTGATAACTGACCACGAAACTCGCCTTCTGCACCCACAGCTCTATCTAATCCTGTGCGGGTGTAATCTTCTCCTTGTTGCAGAGAACGTAAAAGTTGTGCTTTTGCCTCAGAAGTTCCTCCTGCTAACGTAGCAAGAGCTTCTTCACTTAGACCGGCAGCACGATTGAAATACGGTTGAAATGCGCCAATACCTTGATCAGCCATTTGCATTGCAAGTTTTTCTCTAGGAGAGAAATCTGCAATACGGTCGCCTGTATAAGTAAACGGACTACTATCGGCAGCTCCTAGGTTTTGGAACTGGCTTGCGTAATACTGTTCTACTCCTGGAAGTAGACCAAAACGACCCCCGCCCCCTGTTAAAAGGTTGTATATATACTGGTCAGGAGCCTGATAACTATATGCAGTTTGATTCTCAGCCATATCGTTCATCACCAAAATTTATTCTATCAAGAGCAGCGATTCCTTGTTGAAGGTCGCCGCCACCCATTCGTCTCACGCCTTTAGCGGAAACAACGTATTCGTTAGGACTAGCCCAAATCGGAACTAAATCTTCTTTCTCACCCCCAGGACCATCAACCTCACCGCCTCCTAGAAACATTTTGCGGTTAAGGACTGTACCGCCATCTTCCATTTCTATAGGGTCTGCATCTATTCGAGAAGTTGGTTGATTTCTCGCCTTGACTGCGGCGACTAATTTTTCTGTGTCATCATCAGAAATTAAAGAATCTCCCAATATTCCACCGAGGGCTTGTAAAACAGACATCAGCCCCATATTAAGCCCCGTTGCCGCTTCCCCTCCTTCGCTCATTCCTATAGGTCTGTTTCGAACCTGTCCAGCTTGAAAACGAGGTCTGGGCGCAGAGATGGTACGAGGGGTGTCATCTTCACCTACGGCTGCTTTTGCTGCAATACCTAACCCTGTTCCAAGGGACTTCCCTAGTTGCTGAGCAACTACAGGATTATTTTCTAAATATCTTCTTAGTTGTTCAAGTTTTGATTCAACGTCTATTCCTTCTAAATCAACAGGAGAAGCAATATCTTGATCAGGTAAAGAACTTCCAAACTCGTCAATTCCTTCTCGACCTTTTAGATTAACAGGGGAATTAAGTGAGTCTATAGTTTCAGTTTCTAAATCAAGAGCATCTCCCATACTTCTCAACTCAGCTTCCGTTGCGTCTGCTGATAAAGTGTTTTCTACGAGACTTTGCTCTTGTAGTCTTCTAAGCTCTTCTAAGGTTTGTGCAAAATTAGCGTCTAGTCCTGCAGCAGCTCCAACACCACTCGGAGTACCGTTACTCGCTCTCAACGGGGCATCAACGCGATTACGGTAGCGTTCATTTAAAGCATCAACAAGTTTACCGCCGCCAATATTTCCGATACCAGTGTTGGCTCCGTAAGTAGCGTATTTATTAAGTATTTCAGTAGTTACGTCAGGAGAGATGCCTATCTCGGCATTTTGCTCAATCATCTTACGAGCGTTAGATTCAGGATTAGTCATCGAATCCATTAAGGATGCTCGTTGTTCGTCGCTAAATATACTCGTCATAAACTACCCAACCTCTACAACTATTGATCCGCTTGCAATCACCTGTATTTCCCCTAAACTAGCTGTAGCACTGAGTCCAGAGGTAGTGGGCGTGGAAATATTCTGCCACGAATCTCCTAAATATACCTGAAGAACACTTTCAGTTGTATTCCAAATAATACTCCCAGCTTCGAATTTTAGCTCATCTCTTTCGTCACTTGTAAAGACAGGAGTTCTATCTGGGTCAACTCTATCTAGGCTTAATTCTAAGACTCTAACAGCTCTATTGAACGTATCACCACGAACCGTGGGTTCTAATTCAATAGGTAATCTTCCCTGTAAAAGTTTAGTCATCTTCTTCCATTAGGACGAATATCTAAACGAGTACCACCGATTCTAAAACCAACACCTAGTTGTATGCCTTCATCAGCATCGTCATCAGATTCAAAACGGACTACGGCTTGTCTTGCACGTGCTCGCATATCTATTTTAGTAGTGGTCGCTGTAAACGCTGTTGTACTATCTGTAGCTAAGGAATCACCAGGATAATTACGGGTTTTTAACACAGTGTTAATTTGTTGTCCAGACCCTCCTGTACCCGTAAAACTTACATCTGGAATCATGCGACGAACAAACTGGAAGTTTTCGCCTTCTCCAATATCGAAATCAGCGGATTCTATATAAACGTCAGTCATAGGAGAACCGTCTGCATCGTTACCTGTTTCATGATCATAAATATAATAGCTGCTGCTTGCTTCTCCTGCTGCCCTAGGAGTATTCTCAACCCCTTCATCAAGCCACGCGGTACGAGCTAATTTACCAATAGACCACACTTTATCAACGTAGTTGTACGTTACATATCTATCAGGTAAGTCAGAGTCACTAGAGTTATAAAACCAACCTACTTCATTGAATTGACGATTAAGAAGTGCAAAAAACTGAAAGTTCTGAGATTCATTAATATCGTCAAACACATAACTATGTACACTACAATCTACAGGTTGAACAGATCCGTTATAGACGTAGAATCCTTTACGATCCATCCAGAAAACACCTGAAGGTGAGTTGACTGCTGCATTCGGGCCAATTAATCCCACACCTTCGTTAACTAGATTAACACCAAAAGTAAGCGGTGCGCCTATAAACTGTAAGCTATATAGCGCGGTATCTGTCCATATTAGAGTTTCTTGCCTAGCTCGTAACCCGCCTATAATTTGTGACCCTGAAGAAAGCCGTAGACTCCCTGCGGTGTTAGTGCTTTTTGGTTCCCACTCTAAGATATTTTCTTGATCACACCAGCTGATTAACAACGGATCAAGAACATTGGAACGAGTTGGGCCTGAAATTGGATCAGAACCAAGAACTAATACATGACGGTCTACTGCAGAAACTAAAATCTGAAGACCTAGTGTTGGGGGAAGATTAGCGTTTGTTACATCTTCTAAGGCTTTTGCCCTAACTGAAACGGTATCTGAATTATCCCAGAGAAAAATACCTCCTGCTCTTACGCAAGAAACCATATCTTCACCAAAATTATCAATAGACCATAACCGTAACTGGCTAGAAGCACTTAACGCACTAACAGACCCAAACGTACCGCTGCCCCAAGTGCCAGAACCCCAGCCAGAACCAGATACGAAAGTGTCTAGTCCTACGTTAATTTGATAAGCTCCAACTACGCTACTGCCTCCGTTACCACTATCACTAGCGTTAGCCGTGACCGTGGTTCCTGAAGTGTCTTTCGCAGTAAATGTGTATGCGTTAGCACTGGTTACAGTAGCTATTTCATATTCTTGATTAAGAACAGCCGCTGTAACTAAACCACCTAAAGTAGCTGCCCCGCTAAAGGTGACGAAGTCACCTGCTGCTGCTCCGTGGTTCGTATCTGTTGCGGTAATAGTAGAAGAACCATTACTGGCTGAAAAAGTAACATCTCCCGCGCTCGTAGTTAAACGGAGAGGAGTTATGTCATTAAACTCATCCCCTTGTTGGATATAAAGTTTTAAACGGGTTCCTATGCCTAGAAATTTTGTACCTTGAAGATTAACCCAAGCATGAAGTTTACGTCCTGTTCCCTTATAAGCACTAAGAGAGTTTTTAGCCCAGCCCCCTATCTTTTCTGGAAATCCTTTTCTAAACCGGACTAAATTACCGTCAAACCACCCGTTCTCAGCAGTGTATGCTGTACCTTCTTTATTTATTCCAGGATTAAAAATAAATTTCTGAAGAGGCATTACTGGTACTCTCCTGTTCGTATAATTTCTGTAACTTCTACAGCACGATCTCCAACTTGTTCACTCCATCTGCTGTCCATAAACTCATCAGCAGCGTTTTCAAATTCTTCACGAGACATTGCTTCTAAAGCCTTCACAAAACCTCTCAGCCTTGTTTGACCAAGATTAAAACTAAGGTCTATCATGGCGTCTTGTCTAGCGTCATTTAAACCTGCAAACCAGTAGTATTCTTCTGTAAGCTCTTCTCGAACTCTTTTAATATCGTTATTTAGAAGATAGTCAATCTCATCTTCAGAAAGTCCCAGTCCATCTTCACTTATATTGCGACCAACACCTATCGTTTCGTAGCCTGCGCTACACAAATAAACCTTATCCCGAACGCCCTCATGTCTTCTTAGCATCTCAATCAATTCGTTCACTGACTTCCTCCTTGTTATCGGATTCTTTATAATAGTCAATTATAGATAAAACTTGTCTAATGTATCGCTTAATTTCAGCCATATTGTGCGACAAGTTTTCATATCCTTTTGTAGAAAGCCCATAAAATGCGTTAGTAGGCGCATTACCTTCCTGTAAGTCAATTAAGTATTCTTCCATCGTTGAAGGAGTTAGAACGGTCCATTCAACAGGAAGAGTGTTAACCTTATTCGGAAGAGGAGGATGATATTGTGGAGCAGGCTCTACAACAGTAACCACCTCTACTTGTTTGGTTTCTGGCAAAGACGGTTTACGGTCAAGTACTGAACAACCGTTAAGAATTAGACACAGTAGTAATACTTTCCAACTCATTCAATACATCCTTAGTTCCTTTATTGATGATTTTTTCAATCAACTTAGGTTTTTTGAGCGATAGAACAGTGAGGTCGTGTTTAGCAAATTTCTCTCTAATGTTTTTAACCTCTTCCTGTGCCTTTTGATTTTCTTCAGTTAGTGTTTCTACTTTTGCTAACATCAGCGTATGTTTTTCGACAGTCTGTTTTAAGTTTTCATTTTGTTGCTGGATCGTTCCTTCCAGGATTTTTTCGTTCTGCAACGCACGTTCTAGCTGTATGTGAAAAGATTCAAGTTCCGCTTGTGATTTATCGTAGTACAGCTTAAATGCTGCTGCTGTAACAGCTAATGCTAAACCTAGCCCTATGCTGAGTTTAAATCCCATTTTATTTCCTTGCCATATAAGCAGTAGCTCCGAAATACAGCCCAACTACACTAGCCTGAGAAAGAAACAACATATCACTTAGAGAAGCTAATGTAGACAAGCGATCGGCAGGAACGAAAGGAGCAAGAGGAAGCAAGGCAAAGACACACATACTGACCATGGCCACCCATGCCATTTTTCTCTGGCTATCAGCTTTTTCTTCTTGTAATTCCAATTGCAACATTTCTTGATGTCTTGCGAGTTCTTCATCGCTTACTATTCCGTCTCCGTCTGTGTCGTACTCTGCATAACGAGACTTTGGTTCAAGTTTTTTTGCATTCATAATCTATCCATCGTCTTTTTTAACTTTCGGGTCTCTAAATATATATTTAACCCCCGCCTCACTCGTTAAGATCTCTCTAACCTCACAATATCCATCAAAATGTTTAGTTTTACTATGTATCCAATTATGAGTTCCAACACTCTGATGAATTAAAGCATCACGGTACTCTAAGCAACTTGTTAATTCAGTAAAATACAATTCAAGGTTAGGTTCTCCCTGCTTCAGGATAATTAACACAAAAATCATCATTGTTCTCACAATCTTCTCTTTTTTAAAATTGCTTGTGTTACTTCTGCTTCAGGTCTTACTAACTCCCATGTCAACATTTCTACCCTAACACTATGTGCTGTCCCTAAGACACGAGGCATTGTATTCCGAATATATATCTGCCCTCCGTATTCACATTTTTGTTTGTTCCACCTTAACCAGTCAAGAGCAACCTCATGACGTTCAGATGGCGGTTGAATCGTTTCTAAGAGCCTCCATTCTCGTAAATCACAATCTAAGTTCGGATTTTTTGGATCGTAATTTACTAATTCGCGGCTTGTTTGATCATCAACTCTATTAACGTCTGAAGTTTCGCATCCGAGTCTCGAGCTGTCTCGTTCATCTGTGCAAGCGACTGAGTTATCTGTTCTATCGCTTGTGCGTTTAACTTTCCCGTTGTATCGGCTTCTTCCACCTTAACCTTTATCTCAGCTACTTCGTCTGCAGTAGCCTGCGCCTGCGCTTGCATAGATCCCCACGCTATTGCACCGGATAAAAGAGCAGCACCAATAGGTAACGCCCACGTTGGGATTTTTATACTGTTTCCTTCGCTCATGTTATGCTCCTAAAAACTGTGGAATTAGAATACTTCCCACAATTAATATATATACTCCCCAGATCATTCTTTCTAATTTTTGAAATTTATTAGACCCTTCAGCTAATCGCTCTTCGATACGTTCATACCTTAAAGCACATTCTCTTTCATGAGTTCTTATTTCGTTCAGAGCTGCTTGTGCGTCTGAAGCAGGAATTGGTTTTTTCCTGGGTGTTTTAGACTTATTTGTCGTCTTTTTTGCTGGCATTAATCAGACCTTTTGACAAACTTAATTGGATTAGCTGTAGCTCCTTCTTTTGCCTTACCTATATTTAACGCTGCAATCTCAACAATTTTATATAGACGTCCAATCAACGCATCATCTTTAGGTGTAGGAGTAAGGCTGCATATAATCGATGCTGCACACACAATACCCGTTACTACAGATATTATATTAAGAACAAAATCCATTATTCTTGCTCCGGAGTAACCGCTTCCAACTGTTGTGCATACCAGTTAAATGCTGCCATGTGTGTGTCAAGTTGTTTTTGATTAGAGTTAATAACCTGAGTTATTTGAGCAATCTGTTCTCTAAGCTCGTCCATCCTAGTATTTAACATCTCAGGATTAGGGGGAAGTTGAGCAACCTCAGTTTCTTCTCCAACCTCTGCATCTACAACTTCTTTAGTGTCTTGTTCCATTTTCCTCTACCTTCCATACATTCAAATTTGCAGCGACAGTTCGCCGTTCACCTTCACCCTCGAAAGGGTAAACCATATGTGTCAACCAGCTAGGAAACATTAAAAACTTCCCGACTTCTGGTTTTATTACAAAACTTTGTGGAGGAGCTAATCGCTCTGTATCCAATAAACTATTACGGCCATAACTAAACGCAAGGCAACCGTCTGCATTGCCAGAGGAGTTATATAAGCTGTACTCTGCACTTCCCGCTGTAGGTTGATCTAGTATTTGTTGTGGTACTTTTGTCCAGGTTGTGCAGGAGACTCCCATAATAGTTTTAGTACCATGATCATGTATGGGATTGTAATCGCCAGCGTAAGAATGAACAGACCAAAGCTCATCAGTTAATACCTCTCTTTTTCCTTGTAATGGATTCCCAGACGCAGCACAAAACTGCTTAACGTAATCCATTGCCAAACCCTGAATCGTCCAGTTAAAGTCTTCTAGGTCTTTGCAAAGATGATCCATTGTAAGCTGTTGACCATGAGCTATCTGACCTACTAACGTACCCGCATGACTCTTACGTTTTTCATCGACCATTAGCTTATCAAGGTAGTCGTTAAGCAAACCCACCATATTTTCAGATAGCTGTGCCTCCAGGATAAACACCGCTGGCAGCGTATGAAATGTAAAGTGTTGCGGCTCCATTAGCTAGGTATTGAAAACTCGTTGTTAGGAACAGGGTCTTTCTTCGGGTTCGTAATCACAGAATCGTACTGACTCGCAAATACCGCATCCCAATGAGCAGTGGGACAAAGATCTTCAAGCTCTTTCTTAGTCCATTCACCTTCCGCTTTAGGGGTAAAGTTGTTAGTCGTTTCATCTCCATCTGCGCCAGAGCGTATTTCAACTGCATCAACTGACCATAACTTATCATTAGTATAGTAATCAGCTTGCCCTTCAGTGCCTTGTTCATACCTCATAGTTAAAGCCCAACGAATTACTTTTCCATCCTCTGAAGAAGGAACCGCAGCTATTAAGGTTTTCTTTATTGCCATTGCTCGTGTCTCCTATTCGCAATTACATTTATTAAGTTTTTCAGTTAAATCATCCACTTTGGCAGAAAGCTCTTGTACCGCTTTTACCATCAAAGGCATAAGAGATGCATCACCAATTCTTTGACGACCTCCATCGTGAACATCTTCAGTCCACATATCAAAACCATCTTTGAAATCGTATCGATCAATAACTTCTTTAACTTCTTGAGCTATAAAACCGTGGTTATATTTACCATTCATCACCCGTTCTTCAGAATCAGCCTTGTAAGCTCTCATAGTAGTGGGAACTTCATTAGCTTTTTTCCAACGGAAAGTGACAGGTCTAAGTTCGTTTATAAACTCAAGACCTATTTTTTCATCTTGGATATCTTCTTTAAGGCGAACATCTGAGGGAGCTGTTATTGAAGTTGCACCAAAAGCGATGTTACTGTCGTCTGCTCCGCTTCCAAAGGTAAAGTTTTCGTTACCTGTACACTGTACGTTATAGCCCAGCGCAATTTGTTCTTCTCCACCATTAGCACTTGTATGGGATAAGTTTCCTACACAAACATTATATGATCCTTCCTGAATATTTGTGGTGTATGAACCAGAGTCATATCCAATACATACATTATGCACACCTGTAGTAATTTGATCTCCAGCATGCGCACCATACATACTATTATTAGTTCCAGTAGTTAAATTAACCCCAGCATAGTATCCAGAACCAACATTATATGCACCAGTAGCAACATTAAGAGCGGCGTATCCAAGCGCAGTGTTATAACTCGTTGTTGTTGAAGCGGTTAAAGAGGATGAACCCACGGCAGTGTTGTATGTACCCGTTGTATTTGCGTCTAGTACGTCAATACCAATAGCAACATTCAAACCGCCCGAGGTGTTACTGTCCATTGCGGTATAGCCTATGGCTGTGTTGTAGTTACCATTACTGGCGGCTAACGTATTCAGCCCCATCGCAACATTCTGAGTCCCTGTGGTATTCGCATACATACAGTCAAATCCAACGGCGGTGTTGTTTGCACCTGTTGTGCTATCGTGTAGTGCTCGATAGCCAAATGCTGTATTTGCATCAGCCGTAGTGTTTGAATGCGCGGCTTCATAACCGACCGCAGTGATACGGTCTCCTGTTGTATTGTCTGCCACTGCTTCATATCCAACAACCGTATTATAGCTTGCAGTGGTAGTAGACGTTAAAGCACCATATCCTATTGCTGTGTTGGCTTCTCCTGTGGTAACCGCATCTGCTGAGTACATTCCAACAGCGGTGTTGTAGGAGGCTGTGGTGTTTTTACCTAAAGCACTATACCCAATAGCAACATTCCTATTGCCAGTGGTGTTTTCGGCTAAAGAGTTATATCCCAATGCGGAATTATAATTTCCCGTTGTCAGATCGTGCATAGAGTCAGAACCGACAGCAGTGTTCTGTTCCCCATCACTACAAGCTTTCAGTGCTTCATAACCAATCGCCGTGTTGCTACTTCTTGTTGTATTGGCCTGTAAAGCATTAGTGCCTATTGCAACATTGTTCGCCCCTGTAGTATTTGAATCTAAGGCCAATGTTCCAAAAGCGTTGTTGTGTGCGCCTGTCGTGTTTACAGCTAAAGCATCATATCCCACTGCATTATTGTTTGAGGCAGTTGTGTTGTCGTTGAGTGCATTATGACCAATTGCTACGTTGTATCCACCCGAAGAGTTATTTAACAAAGATCCTCGACCTACAGCAGTGTTACTAGCACCTGTATTTAGCTTTAATGCACTTGTGCCAACAGCCGTGTTGTTTGCGTTTGTAGTTACTGTTATTAACGCGTTATACCCCACCGCTGTGTTGTCTGAAGCCGTGGTGTTTGCTGCTCCCGCAAGACCTCCAATAAAAGTATTTCCTGTTCCAGTAGTGGTTAACCGTCCAGCGTTGTAACCAATGCCAATGTTGTAAACAGAGGTTGCTGTTGTAAAGTTTTGTGTTTCAAGAGCGTGTCGCCCAACGGCAACAGAGCGACTACCCAACGTATCTGATGTTAGAGCGTTATGTCCAATTGCTATATTGTAGTTTCCTTCTGTAAGAGCATCTCCAGCAAGGCTTCCCAACGCTATATTTTCTGTGCCTGTGGTGTTATTAACTAAAGCGTTATATCCCACTGCGGTGTTAGTATCGGCATTATTCGTATATAAGGCTTGATAGCCGATACCGACATTTTTAGTACCTGTCGTATTAGTAAACAAAGAATTTATGCCGACTGCGGTATTTTCTGCACCAGTAGTGTTTGAACTTAACGCTTGCATCCCAACAGCAGTTCCACCACTAGCCGTAGTATTCGCATCAAGTGCGTTATACCCCACCGCTGTGTTGTTTGCACCTGTGGTGTTGACTGCTAAAGCACTTCTTCCAACGGCAACATTGTTTGACGCGGTGGTGTTAGCCGAAAGTGCTAATGCTCCCAGACCAACATTGTCACTACCCGTTGTGTTTGCATCTAAAGCACCTTTACCAACTGCAACATTTGATGCGCCAGTGGTGTTAACAAGCAAAGCATTTCTGCCTACTGCCGTGTTATAACTTGCGGTAGTTGTCGCTCCACCCGCATTATCACCGACAAACGTGTTTTCAGATCCGCTTGTAAGCGCATCGCCAGCAGAATCACCTATCGCTACGTTATCCGTACCTGTGGTAAGCCCTGTACCAAACGCACCGCTACCAAGCCCTACATTGCCTGTACCGCCTAATACATCGAGTACATCAGTAACTGCTGCACCAGAACCAGCACCGTCAGTAGCGATCATGCGAATGCCGCCATTTGGTATGACTACATTTGCGCCTGTACCTTGAGAAATCGTTACGGTATCGCCAGCAGAGTTTTGAACCACCCATACGTTACTGATAGTGTTAGGAGCAAACGTCACGGTGCAGGCTTGTGATAAAGAACCTGTAAGTGTTAGTGCTGTAGAACGAAAAGCGTCTGAAGCCCCGTCAGCCATCGTTATGGTGGCGGTAGAGGCGTCTGAAAGAGCTTCAGACCCTGTTCCAAATTTTTCTGCGATCATCTCCAGGTTTAAATTCGTGGTCGTTCCCCACGTTCCTGAGCCATCTCCTGTCGCCATCTCATTTAGGCGAAGATCGTTTACATATGTACTAGCCATTTATGCTACCTCTTTCCAATCTGGTGTTTGACTATCGTCAATAGTTGACCAATTCGGCGTCTGACTGTCATCAATTCCTGACCAATTCGCTGTTTGGCTATCATCGATAAGCCCCCAAACATTAACGCCACTCGTTGTACAGGCCGCTTCCACACCTGTAAGCGAAACATTCGCATCTCCATCAAACGTAACCGCTCCAACAGATCCGACCATTTCTGGTAAAGAAACTTTGATCGTGTTACTTGTGATCGGGGAGACGCTTCCAAGCCCTGTTGTTCCTGCCACGCCTGTGACAGAGACTGTCGCCGTGCCTGTAGCCGTAACTGATCCCAGCGAGCCTGTACCTGCCACGCCAGTGACCGAAGTGCTTGCGTCAGCCGAGACCGTAACTGACCCAAGTGTTCCCGTGCCTGCAACTCCCGTAGGACTAACAGTTGCCGTACCCGTAACCGTAAGTGAACCAAGAGTACCAGTGCCTGATACACCAGATACACTAACACTCGCATCAGCGGATACAGAAACCGACCCAAGAGTCCCCGTTCCCGCAACGCCTGTAACTGAGACATTAGCGTCTGCCGTAACCGAGACCGTACCAAGAGTCCCTGTTGCTCCAGGAACTGCTTCGCCATTACCCCACGTTCCTTCGCCCCATCCATGAGAGGAAGAATTCCATCCATCAAAGGCAACCTTGACATCAGCCACACACTATATCCTATGCGATTCTTATGATCGCGTTAGAAGCGTCTGCTGTTGGAAACTGAATAGTAAAGTCTCCACTTGTAGATGTCTTATCCGCTCCGAAATCTAATATCGCTACTGCTCTATTAGCTGTTCCTGCGGTAGTTGAGGAATTGTAAATTAAACATCCTCTTGCAGTAATCGAACTACTAGACCAAGTAGTATCAGAAAAATCTGTCAGTGCGGTAGTTCCTGATGTGGTCGGGTCTACATTCGTTAACGTATTGCCGCCAGCAGTATACCCCGTACCAGATACTTCGTTAGTTGTTGCATAAGCCGTAGTAGACGCTGACATAGTCGCGCTACTGGTGTACAAAGCAATCTTAAAGGTATTGCCCGTACCCGTAGTGGTAGTCGTTCCTCCACCAGAACCGTTATGGAAATTATGTATTCCCTGTAAAAGCTCTGATTTAAACGAAGTTGCCATAGCTGTGGTGATAGCCATTATAGTCTCCTTAAAATATCAGCAGTGTCTGACTGACCCTGTTGAATAAATTCATTCATAAGCGTTGTTCTATCGCTTTTGATTGCTTGTTTGATTATACCTAATACTACATGATAAATGCGGTTTCTAAACGCTTCTGCCTGCTGTCGAACAATAGGGTCTACAGAGGAAGACACGCTAACTATTTGTTCTACCGCTCGTTCGGCCAGTTCTTCAGGAGACAATCCTCTGCGTTCTGTTGTTTTAACAACAACGTCTCCTAGATTTGATTCAACAGACATCTTAAACATAACTAACCCATCCTAGATATATCATAACGATGCTCGTCTCGAATTCCGTAACCTTCTCCAAGTTTTTTCAACCCTGCTATAGCTTGTTGAAAACGCTCTTCATAGTAAGGAGTTTCTTCTGGGGTTTTTATAAATGTTGACGCTTCTACTAAAGAACCATACAAGAGTGCGTCAGGAGCATCCGTAGATAGCCAAGTTGTGCCACTGTCAGAGCCAGCTGTTAACGACGCCGGTCTGTACTTGTAATGAAGCTCAAAAGTATAATTAGCGTCAGGTGTAGGAGCCAAAATAAAAGTTGAGCTATCAAATAATCCATAATAGATAGGAGTTCCTGTGGTCGATGCGTTTGGCGTATAGTCTCTAATAAAGGAAACGTGCTTCAAATACAAGTATGTATACACGCTACTAGAGATAACCGCTAAACTCAACGGAGCCAGGAAATCGCTAGGCATAGACAAATAAGTGCTGCCTGAAGTGGCTGTACCTGTTACGTTCTTTCTAAAATCAGGAATCTCAACAGTTTTTAGAATCCGCTCTTCGGCTTCTTGAATAAAGACTGATAAATTATTGTTAAATGTGGTTTCACTCGTTTCACAATAATCTTGAATAGCAGTCTTTAATGTTGCGTATGTCCAGCTCATGTAGTCACCACTGTTACTGTGCCAATACTACCTGTAGCCCCTTCTGCTGAAAAGTCTGAACCAATAGGGTCTGCTGTAGTGGCTGGAAGAGCACCTACATTAACCCCAGCACTCGTTGTAAAAGTTGCGCTGTTAGCTATGACTAGTCCAAGTTGCGCTTGAGGTAACGGTACTTCAGGTCGAGGTTGATGAAGTGCTTCAGGATCTGTAGGTATAAGCGGAGGATCAAGCTGAGGGTTTTTAGGCTCGTAGCACTCAGGACAGACCTTAAAACCTGTCCACTCCATACGGAGTTGTAAGTACTTATATGCCCAACCGCAGCGATCGCAAACGCCTAGTGAGTGTTTACCTTGTGCATAGGCCATTAGGTGAAAACAGAACTTATTTTAGGAATCAGATGTACAGATGTTCTATCTTCATCAAACCTCATTGCGTTCATAAGAGCTTGCTCATACATAGGCTGTAATAAAGCAACTTTATCTGGGTTCTTTTTAACTGCTAAGTAGTAAGCTAATCCCATAGTTAAACAAGGTAAGAATCGACTAGGTACATCAAGATCGTTAACAGAAGCAGTAGCATCCTGGATACGTTGCCATCTGTACGATATAAACTGATCCGTCGAGTTTTCTGGAGAAGGCCACAAATACACTTTAGGCGTTATTGTGCGTTCTACATAAAACTGTGTGGGCCTAGCTTTAGAGTTCTTATTAGGAATATTGAAGTACTCATTACGATCAACCCTAGAGATCTGAAAATCAGTTTGAACACCATTAACAGTTCTTCGAATTATCGCGTCTAGTATATCAATATCGTAAGTATTCAGGTCGTAAGAAGAATCTCCCTCAGTTAAAGTCTGAGAGACCTCTACAACTTCCCAAAGCTGAACACCTCTGTT